CCACACCCAATCGCCGCTCCATCTTTTGTCACTCGTTTCATAATCTTCTCCTTATTACACACGTCATCCGAACACAAGAATGGCAGCTTGGTTGATCTCCCTACCAAGCTGCCATCCCGCTTCTGAGTCCTGTGCCCTACGCATGACCGGATCCTTGCACCCAGGTCGATAAGGCTAATAGGACTCACACCCAAATTGCATCAACTTGAGTTCTCCCATTCCCATCTCGATACTCCAGAAAACTTGCATCCCCTCCCTTACCCACATACAACTCCTGAAAGTCATCCCACATGTGCTCAGGGATCCGACACCGGTAACTCAACTCATTGTGCCGCTCACTGTGCTTCCCCGCTGCACCATCTACCTGATACCTCATCTCCCTGGCCGCCGCCAAGAATGCCCTCTGATTAATATCCCCAATCGTTGCCATCTTTCCCCCTCCCTGTTTACCCCAGGTTCCGTGCAGGCTTTATGAAATAACAAAGCACCTGTTAACCAATTGGCAGTGCTCAGTATCTCTCCTGCACAGAACCTAAGCTGTTTAATCCCCCATCATCTTCCCGTCGCCCACACCAACAACACTTCTCACAGTGACAGTCTGCATCAGGATTCTTACTCACTACCTCACACTCGTAACACTCCATCTCCTGTAAACATCCCGCCACCGCAAACATGTCCTCGCTTCCACACCCAGGACATACCATAATCCCCTCCCCTACCTCGGATCCTCATCCCACTTACACCCATTACACTGACAAGGCTCCGGATACCTGCATCCCTCCCATCTACCCGTTACCGAAGGATACATATACTCGCTCTTTCGATCCTCTCTCCAATCCCTCAGTATCGCCTCAGTCGTGTCTGTTATACCCTCTATCATATCTGCCATTATCCCCTCCTGACTCTATAAGATTGTTTCAAAAAGTTACAGACCGTGATTGCACATTGTTCCATTTCACTGGTACACTTTCCTGATTAATACCAGGTCATTGCAGGATCAAGGGTAACAAAACCTCAAACGTTGTTCGTCGTTTGAGATTTCTCGCGCGGGCGACGCAAAGTTCAACCCGGTTAGCTCAAAACGGTTAACTCAAGTTAACAAACTGAATGGTGGAGTGAGGTATGGGCATGTGGTGAGTATCGAAGTAAGTGGTGTGTTTTCAGCAGGTTTAGTTTTAGTTAACTATGCCTGACACGCGATCCTGACGCGGTACAAGTCCGTAAGTGTTGATAAATGGGTTTGCGAGGTTGGATTGTTGAGATTGGTCTGACACGAAAAGTAGCGAAAAGACCAATAAAAATGTGGTTTCTTCCATGGTGAAATACAAATTAAATCGGTACTCCATGCTCACTGAGCAGCTTGTCCTGGTCTCTCTCTCCCGCCTGCCACTCGCGAATACGAGGATAGCGGGTCGAGAACTACAGAGACTGTGAGTGCTTTGTCGCCTCACTGGCATGGAGTACCGAACTCGGGTTTGTTAGTGCGTTCGCGAGATCCACCGAGCGCGGGATCTCGAGATCAACTCCCCAAAAAGAATGGGCACGCTGCCGTTGACTGGCAGATTTGTGACTATGTGCGTCTCTGGCATAACCCGACAGGATTGAGAACCTCTGAGGCGTACCAAAGCGGCTTCTTTTGAGTCACGCGGTCACAGGCGCATGACTTGAGCTTTTATAAGTGACCCTCCCTTTCTGGTGTCTTGCTCACCCGATCTCGCGACGCGAGCTCACAACTTGAACTTAAGCAATTCACAGTTCTGGCGTCTGTGCCGTACCTGGAATTGATTAAGTATGGGTTGTGAGTTATCAGGGCATGACTTGTCAGGTATCACTACCCGACCCATATCAAAAGGCCACTTGAACCTGGGCGCAGTCACCTGGCCAGATTCGTACGGTCGACTGGAAACACCGTTTGCCCCGCTTACGCGGTTTGCATTCCGGTCACTAAAGGTTGACCGGCCAGTCGTAGGTAGGAAAAGTCATCGCCTCTGGATTATCGGGTATCACTACCCGACCTACTGCCGGCCGATCTCTGATCTGTTACCCGATCGGTGACTAAGCAATTGACGGTCAGTGTACCGCAACCGGGATGGTTGAGTACCTGGGCGCCAACCTGCACACGTCTGGCAATCATGTCTTGCGAGGAAAGCGAAAATTCGCACGTCACGCAAAACAGCGACAGAGTTATGGCCGCAAGGCTACTTTTCCGTTACCGCTTTGACGTTCAACCTTGACGCTAGAATCAAGGTTGACCCGTTCAACCTGACAATAGAGGGTCACTTTTGAGACTTGCTCTAATGACCATACTTGCCCGGTTGCCCGGTTGCATTCTGCCCGTTCGTTTGTCGAATCAAGGCAATGGCCCAACGTTTCAAGCCATTAACTGACTGGCAATTCTAAGGGTCATGATCTCTCATGCCGTAGTCAGGCAAAGCGGTTGCCTGTCCAGTCAGACCCATTAGCAGAGGGTCACGCGTTAAGGGTTTTGCAAGTCACCTATTAAAACCCGATACCAGAATTACAACCTTGCAGAGTAAGCAAGTCACCTTGCCCGGTCTGCCCGGTCAATACTGCCCATGCCTTGTGTACTGCCCCTGCAATTGCCTGTAGTCAATAATTGACTGGCATGCAGGGGCAAACAAGGCAGACACAAAAAAAGCCACCTAGAATGAACTAGGTGGCTTTCTCTGCCCCTTGAAAGGGTCTGCCCGGTTGCCCGGTCAGGGTATCACGCAACCGCAGTCAATTTCTTGACGGTTGCGAGTTTGTTAGACTCAACCCTCGCGGCCAGTGTCACGGTTGACCATTCATAGAAATTCGACATGTCAACCGTAGGGTCTGCGGTCTGTGCAACCGCAACCTTTGAATGCAGGGTTGCGAATTCGCCATGCTTGGCAACGTCAAAGTTTGCAATCGCCACCTTGACGGTGGCTTTGCGGTTGAGTTTGAACGCATCCGCTACTTTGCGCCCAAAGTTAATGACTGGCCCCAAATCGATGGCGTAGCGAAAGACTAATTCCGCAGACCCGAAACGTTCGATGGCTTGCTCGAATTCGGCCATGCTGCGGATGCCTGCCCGAATTATGGGAGAAAACCAACCGAAAACCCTCGCGGCCAGTTTGTCTGTCTTGAAAAGCGGTCTGCCCGTATTCGGGTTTATTCCGGTCAGGGTTGCAACCGCTTGACGTTTGGCGATTGCATCAAGGGTATCCTGACCCTTTGCGTTTTTCGTGTATGCCCCTGACCAGAACAAGTCAGCATCAAACTTATCGGCCAGTTTGGTTTTGACTTGTTCGAAAACCGTACCGTATGCCCCTGCTATCAGGGGCATGGCTTGCGTCAAAGCGGATGCCCCTATACCTGCAAGGGTCAGACCCTCTGCCTTGGCGGTTGCATTGTTAGCGGTTGCGGTCACGTTCTGACCATCTTTCTTGTCTGCCTTTGAGTTTGCCATGTTAAGTCACCTTATACATTCGAAATTTCGCATTTCTAAGTGTTGCGCGACACTGGCAAGCGGTCAGCAAGTCACCTTGCCCGGTTGACCCTTTGCCAGTATTGCGCCATGCCATTCTCAATTCAGACCCTCACAAGAAAAGCCACCTTAAACGGTTGCCCGGTCAAGGTGGCTTTTCTTTACGTTCGTTTGATTATGCGAGGCATGCCTATAACTGACTGCCTGCCTGTAGGGGCAAGTCTAAGGTTGCCCGGTTGCGGTTGCGCGAGGGTCAATCTAAGTGACCGGGCAACCATGCTTGCGAGATCATGCAGGGTTGCAAGGTGATACTCTGCCTTACCCTCTGCTATAGCGGTCAGGGTTGCATTCAAGTGTTGACCCTCTGCCTTGTGTTCACTATAAGACCGGGCAACCTGCAAATCTAAGGCAGAGGGTAATGGCGCGCCATTCTCTAGCGTGTATGCGTGACCCTCTGCCCCTTTGGCAAGGGGCATGCGGCCATTGTATCTGCCTGCATGCCCGTATACCTTGCCCCTTGTACGTTTCATCAAGTGGTCACGTCTAGCAGGCAACCTGAAAGGGTCAAACTCAAAAGCCAAATCTCTGAAACCCTTCCAGTGTTCACTAGTCAGAATGGATGCCCGATTGATACGTTTCATGGTTCGAATCAAGTCACGCGTAACACGTTTGGCATGCTTACCCTTTGCCTGTATGCCTTTGATAAAAGCCACCTTGCCCGGTCTGCCTTTACCCTCTGCCTGCATGCGGTCACGGTATACACTCAACCTGCAATCTACCATGTAGTAAGCGGTCAGGGTTGCCTTGACCGCTTGCAAGTCAAACGTTTTTCGTTTCTTTGCGCGAGGCATGGAAAAATCCCCTTTCGCGTTTTCCGCTTTGCCTAGCACGCACCTTGCAAGGTGGCCAAACAAAGCGGTTGCGTTCAAACTACCATCAAACTAGGTGGGATAGTATCACAAGCGGTTGACCATTGCAACATCTTTTTTTGATGCCCCTTTGTGAGGGTCTGCCCGGTCTGCCTTGTATCTATCATGTATACCCTGCATGTCTGCCTGCCCGGTTGCCCGGTTGCGAGGGTCAAGGCAGACCGCTTGCCCGGTCATCATGTATGCCTCGCGCATGCCCGGTCAGGGTCAGGGCAGAGGGTCAGGGGCAGAGATCATGCCCGGTTGCCCTGACCCTGCAAATTTCGCAAAATATGAGGGTATCACAAGCGATTTTTGACCCTCTGCCCATGCTAATAAATACAACACTTACAGGCAGAGGGTATACAGACAAGGGCAAAGTCTAAAGTGTTGAAAACAAACAAAGGGTAACACTAGGGAAAATGCCTTACAAGTCATTTAAACGCGTTTTTTATGGAATGATACTTGCATTATTTTCGTGTATTTTCGATGTTCGCCTTACGTGTAATTCTGTAAGTTTGTTAGGTGTAATTGCATTACAATGACTGCCCGGTTGCCCGGTTGCGAGGGTCAGACATGGGCATGGCAGAGGGTCAGAGGGTCAAGGCAGAGGGTCAACCGCATGCAGTCAAGGGGCAGAGATGCCAGGATACACTACCCCTCCACCAATGTTCGCGAAATTTTTAGAAGTTCCATGTGGGTTTGAGGATATGGGAAATAGTTATTGAAAAGGAGGAAGGGAGGGAGTATTGTATCAGGGATAAGACAGAGATTTATGGGGAGGAAACTAGGTTTCTATGGGAAAGGGAAAGAAGGTGGAGGCGAAGTCGAGCACGAAGGAGTACAAGTTATGGGAGGCGATGAGATGGAGGGGTGAGGTATGTGAGAGATGGGAGAAGTTTGAGAATTTCCTGGAGGATATGGGGAAGAGGCCGAGTGAGTGGCACATGTTAATGAGGGATGATCGGGAGGGGGAATTTGGGCCTGGGAATGTGGAGTGGGTAGACAGGAGGATTGTGGAGAGGTATCGGGGTGAGCACCGGGCGTGGTCGAGTATGAAGCAGAGGTGTAGGAACGAGAAGAATCCGAGGTATGGGGATTATGGAGGGAGGGGGATTGAGGTAAGTGTGAGATGGAATTTATTTAAGAACTTTTTGAGGGATATGGGAAAGCGACCGGAGGGTGGAGTTTTATGTAGGATCGATTTAGGGAAGGGGTATGAGCCGGGGAACGTGAAATGGGGGACGAGGGAGGAACTGTATAACAACAGGACGCGGAGAGGGTTACATTTGGTAACGATAGGAGAGAAGACGGAGAGTATGAGCAGGTGGGCGAGGAAGAAGGGGAAGAAGCCGGGGCAAGTGAGGAAGAGGGTAGAGAGGGGAATGGATGAGAGGGAGGCGATTTTGAAGCCTATGAGGAAGTGTGATGGGATGAGGGAGTACAAGGGGGAGAGGAAGCGGATTGTGGAGTGGGCGAAGGAGTATGGGTGGGATCGGGGGTTGTTGACGGGGAGGCTACATCGGGGATGGAGTATGGAGAGGGCATTGACACAGGAGAAGCAGAGACGGGGGTATGAAGAGATATGAAGATAGCGTTGTGGGCAGTGAGAGTATTTGAGAGTCCAATGACTGGGTATAAGAAGTTGGTATTGGAGGTGACGGTTGAGGGAGAGGGAATGTTACATCAGAGGCGAGAGGTAGGGATGGTGGATTGGGAGGGGGAATTGCCGGAGATGGGAAAGATATGGGAAGGAGAATGGAATGACAGTAAATGACAGTGATGGGTTGGGGATGCCGGAAGGCTGGAAAGGTAATGTGAGGTTGCGGGGAGAGGATGGGAGTGTAGTAGATGCGTGGCATTTACATGGATGTGTGGGATGTGGGGATTACTTGATGTGTCGGAATGAGGCATGTAATGAGAATTTTGAGGCATTAGTATGTGATCCTTGTGTAGAGAAGGTTTTATGCAACATTCAGTAGAGAGTGCGACACCGGAAGAGATTAGAGAATTGACGGAGATCGTTAGGAGATTTATGCCTGAGAGGATTAGGAGATTCGATGGGGTTGTGGTGGAGTTTGCGGAGCCGCAGCCGGCGACGGACATTGGGCCGGAGATCGAGCGGACTATGCGAAGGATCCGAGAAGAATCGGCCTTGAGTCCTGAAGGGCAGTTTCTTTGGGAGAGTTATGTGAAGTCTAAGATGGGAATAGGAGAGCCTATGTCAGAAAGACGAGAAGGAAAGACAGCGACCTCGCATCGATCTGACTGTGAGGTATTTTGCGGTAGAGAGTGTGATTGCCAATCTCAAACAAAGACCATGACCTGGATCAAGACGGAAGATGAAAAGCCGCCGCTTGGAGTGGTTGTGATTGGAATAAGCCTAAACAGACCAGAGACTGATGACTGGTATTGGACCGAGCCGAAAGATATGAGATTCGATGGCTTTGGGTGGGGAGATTGGGAGGCGCCGGATTACTGGATGCAGGTGGTGGGTCCGGAGATACCGGAGTCACCGGAAAGAGAAAAAGCAAAGGCGATCGGGATTAAGAGACGAGAGATCCGAGCAAAGATTAAGAAACTCCAGGAAGAGTTGAGTATGTGGGAAGGCGTTAAAAAGGAAATCAAAAAGGAGATTTATGTCCAGAGATGACAGCCCGAGATCGAAAGCAATTGCAGAAGCGGTGAAGCAGTTAGAGAAGAAATACGGATCAGGGACGATCAGGAGATTGGGTGATGAGAGGGTTGAGAGAGTCGAGGCCATTACGACGAGTTGTTTGAGCCTGGATCTGGCTATCGGGGTTGGGGGAGTACCGCGGGGAAGAATCGTGGAGATCTCAGGGATGGAGTCCGGAGGCAAGACGACTCTCGCTCTACATATCGTGGCTGAAGCTCAGAAAGCCGGAGGCGTGGCGGCGTACATAGATAGTGAGCACGCGATGGATGCCGGATACGCGACAAGACTTGGCGTGAACATCGATGATCTCTTTATCAGTCAACCGGATTCAGGTGAAGAGGCGTTAGAAATATGTGAGGCCCTCATTCAGTCAGGTGGTATGGATGTGGTAGTGATCGATAGTGTGGCTGCGCTCGTGCCGAAAGCAGAGCTAGACGGAGAGATGGGAGATTCTTTACCGGGGCTTCAGGCAAGATTGATGTCTCAGGCGCTCCGGAAGATGACAGCTATTGTGAGTAAGACCAATACCTGTCTGATCTTTATAAATCAAATTCGAGACAAGATCATGAGCTTCGGTGGCTTCGGTCCCAAAGAGACAACGAGCGGTGGACGAGCTCTCAAGTTCTATGCGAGTGTCCGATTAGATATTCGAAGAATCAGTCAACTCAAGGCCGGCACCGGCGAAGATAGTCAGATCGTGGGCGGTCGGACTAAAGTGAAGGTTGTGAAGAATAAAGTAGGGCCTCCGTTTAGAGAGGCCGAGTTCGATATTATTTACGGGATGGGAATCTCGCGGGAAGGCGACCTGCTCGATCTTGCCGTCGACAATAAGATCGTCGAGAAGTCCGGAGCCTGGTTCTCTTATGCCGGAGAGAAGATCGGCCAGGGCAGACCTGCGGCCGTCGCGCGCTTAGTCGGAGATAAAAAACTCGCTTCGGAGATCGAGACCAGAATCAGAGAAGCAGTCATGGCTGAAAAGAGACTGAAAGTGAGGGGAGGCGAAATAGATGAGTGAGAAGATGCAAGATCGGCTTCTCCTAATATTCTTCGCTATTTGTGTGATGACCGGAATTCTAGTGGGATTATTGCTTAGAATATCGGCCATCCTAATTGAAATTAGAACTATTCTGGAGGCGAAATAGATGAATAATAAAATCTTCAACAAGGGTTTTGTTATAGGCTCTGTTCTAACCATCTGCACACTCCTGGGTCTGTATAGTCTGCCGGCCCCTCGCGCTTATACTCGCCCTCAGATCCAAGAGATTGAATACGATGGTTGTCAGTACATCTACGATTCATCTACATCGACTGGCGAGGTACCACTCACACATAAAGGCAATTGTCGAAATCACCTTAATGGGAGTCTCAGATGAATAGACGGGATTTTCTCGGAAGTGTCTTTGCTGGCTTTGTCTTGATTCATATTCAACCAAGCCAGCCCGATAGTATCGTCCTTCGCTGGTTTCAAATCTACGCCGCTGAAGTCCTGGAGACACTATGACGCTAAACAGAAGATCATTCCTCGGCAGTCTCTTAGCTAGCTTCTTTCTGAAGTTCAAGAAGAAACCGCCTGTTGTTATTGACTACAACGGAATTGTAATGGGTCCGGTCAATATAGAGGCAACAGTGATCAAAGAGTCAATCGATATAAGCCGAATCCCCAAACCGGTGCGGTTCTATATGACTTCACAAGAAGGATCAATAAAGTTCAGAATGGAAGACTACGATCCGGAGACCATCCAATGGCCAGAATAGTCCAAGCCCGGGATAGATTCAAAGAAGGGCAATTAGTTCAGTTCAACGCGCACGCTGACGAAAAGAACGTCAGCAGAAAGAAGTCTCGTACCGGCGTCGTGATTCGAATCCGAGATGAATGGATCATCGAAGTCCTGCTCGATGGCTATAAGTGGCCTCAGAGCTTTCATCACTCCTTCTTCGATCCCCTGGAGAATGTATGACCCTGATCATTACCGGAACCGGCCGTGTTCTGTCGTTTTGTCCTCACGGCAAAATGTTCACTCACTGTGAATTCTGTGAAGAAGATAGAAAAGCTAAAGCTCTCCTGAAAGACATTGAGTTTTACGGAGACGATCCCAATCTCATAGACTTCCCAACAGAAGATGCGTATGGCGTTGCGGCTCTTAAGAATGTCGTCGACACGCTCACGCGAAGGATGCTGGAAAACAATGGCAGAAGCTAAATCAGAAAACATCGCAATCAGCATGGATAGAATTTATGCGATCGGAGATCTCGTTGCCGATCTCATGAATAAATTACAAGAGCAAGGCTACACAATAGACGAAGTACTCGGCGGTTTGCTCTACATGACCGGCGCCGCAATCAAACAAAGAGGCGTGATTGTGTCGCAATATGAACTGGATGCATTAATGACGTCCTTCGATCCGATAGTTTGGGGATATGAAAATGCAAAGTACACTCCTGAAATCCCCAATTGATGTACTAATTCATGGGTTATAACACTTTTCACCGGCTCTCAATGGGTTTTTGCCCCGAAATTTCAACTTAAAGTCACTTATTTGTACTTTAAGTCGATTTATCGGGAGTTTGAAGGTCATTATGCCGATAATTCCGACCGGAAACGTTTCTCGTATATTCACAGGATCATGCCCCATTTGCGCCTGGGCCTGGAACTACATGTTCCTAAGTACCGGTCCTACTTGTGATGTATGCGGACATCCAATAGCACTTGTGCATCAGGGACACATCCACGGCATCGGAAAATGCGGAGATTCTCAAAGTCTCTGTCAGGGAAGACAGTTCTCGCTCTGTCTCGTGCCGATATTCAAGACCCTTTACAATCGACACCAATTATCCGCGGCCGGAATGGGTGTTCCATCAGGACCGCACGTAAAAGGCTATAAGAAGATTTACATCGGCGGGCAATTGGGCGGATCCAGAGCCACATCTCAAAACTTCGAGATCGATGCTCCAGTCAAGAAAGTCATCTGTCCTATCTGTTTTACTATGTCTAAGCTGGTCGACAAAGACGATGACAGCATTCAACTCGCGTGTTGTAGAATTAGAAAGAGAACTTCTCCGAAATTATTCGAAGAAGTAGAAAGGCGACTCCTGGCAACAGCCCCGTTATAGGAGATATATGGCTATAGAAGATGTGCTCAAGAAACTCGCAGCCGCCATCAGCAATGAAACTGTATGCAGAGATCCATTCTATGAAATTCAGTTCGTTCCTGTTTATGTCTCAGGAGAGACCGCCCTTTACGAATACGATGTAGAACTACATCAGTACTGCATGCCGAAGCCGATTGCGGTTAAAGACTCAGCTATCGAGTCAGAACAAATCGATCTCGTCACTGGCTACGCTATTCTGCTTCGCCGCAATCGATCTGAGTTCTTACGAGGCATGCAGAAACTCAAATCTAAATGGTATTCAGTTGGCGATCCATCCATACGCATGAGCCGAAGTTATGACGGGACGTACATTACCTGGCATGCTGTAGAGGCGTTCGTATGAGTGAGCGCACTCCAGCCGGCTACACCGAGGATCTCACATGCCAAAAGTGCGGACGTCACGAAGAAGTTGACGTAGCTGATACCGGAGGGTTTGGCATCGTGCCGGGTATGTGGTACGTCTGCATCACTCAATCATGGCCTGCCGGTACTGATGTTGTTCAAGCGGTTCGGCGAAGAGTTCCGCCGACAAGCTCCAAACGAATAGTTATCTGTCCAGACTGTATATTGGTATTGCAAAATGAAAGAATTGGATCCGGGTCATAAATATCAACTCGATTCGATCGATGGTGTTCTCGAGCAAGTTCTGACCTTCGTGAAAAGAGAAGGCCCGGGATATCCCGGCAATGTCGGGCATTATCCAGGGACTCTGATTCAACACGTCCTGAGAGCTTTGATCCTAAGACTTCAATACCTGGATAACCAGATCGAACATCCGTCGAATCAGGAAAATATTCGGGATCTTCGGGTGGTGCTTTTGAAGCTGGAAGAACGCGCGGCCGGCCGACACAAATTGAGTTTCGACTTATTCTATGTTGCTGGTGTTCATTCGTTCGATCCGGCCGCGCCTTACGAGCCGATAGAAGACATACCGTACTGCGGGATCTGCGGTCACATGGTCTGTCACCACGGATTTCACAAGCAGGAGTTCTTTAAGATCACTCTGTCGAAAACGTCTCCGACGCTACATACTCATCAAGAGGTCGTTCGATCGGAGTAGCTCCGGCACAGATTCGAGTCTGGCCGTTGATGTGAACCCACGCCAGAAAATCTCCAAATCTTCTCTGCTCGACGTCTTCTTTGCAATTCGGACAAATCATTGTGTACCTACTGACCGGGACAGTGACATCTGACGGTCGTTGTGGCTGTGCAGTAAATCCAACCACAGTTCATTGTGTGAGTCGCATCGGTGGCGATCTTTCCTTGGCTGGCGCATTGATTGTTGGCGTTGTTCCAGGCGTTCAAGAAGGCGGTGCCTTCAAAAAGCGATGAATACGAGGCGGTAGCGCTGGATTCCTCACAGACTATCTGTACCTGGTCGTTCTGAGCGCTCGCTATAGTGAGCATAGAAAGTAGACACACGATCAGAGCTATTCTCTTCTTCATATTCTCCTTCTGCCATTTTGGAGGCAGTCCAGTCATGAAACTGCTGGACCCATTGAGGTTCATAGGGGAATGCCAGTAGCGGATGAACTACGGCGTTGTGGACGAATTTCCAGAAATAGAACATCACAAGTTCTGAATGTGGTAGCCGGGATCTCCGATGGCGCCGCTGCCGGGCTCATTGCCGAGCCCTCCTGCCGCCTGCTGAGCCTTGAACGCGGGATCCGACATCAGACACGTCACGCACAGATACGCTTCTCCTGGGCGCGCGTAGCGATTCCAGGGAGCATGTGCCAAATCCAGGATGTTCTGATTCGGTACTTGAGTCGTCTCGTCCTGGACTAACTGGCCTTCAACACCACAGCGAGAACAGTTGCAGTTCATTTCTTTTCCTCCGGACCAATATTAATCACTGGTCCTTTTGCTCTTTCCTCGAGTCGGCCGACTTCTCGAGCTTCATCTCGAAGCTCTCGGGAAACTTCCCGTACAGCACCCATGATTTCCGACATCTGAGTTGTTCTCTCTTCTGACGGGATCTCTCCTGGGTCGCAGGCAAGAATGGCCTTTACAGCCAATACATTCTGACGTCGTTCTGAAATCAGCTTTCGCTTCTCAGCAACGTTGCTGACTTCTTCCCACAAGACCTGGGGCGAGCCGGCGCCCTTCGGGAATTCAGTATGTCGAAGTTTACTCTTGGATCTGAGCCGACGATTGAGAGTGTTCAACTCTTCGTCCAAATCCATGAGCTTCGTGAGCATACCGACTTGAAGCTCTTGATAGCGTTTGGTGGAGAGTCCTTCCCTTAACGCCCTCGTGATCATGTCTTCTACTAAGCTTGGTTCTATTCCGAACTCAATAGCGATCTGCGAGGTTGTGCGGCCAGCCATACGCGCCTGCAACATGGCGTAGCCCTGCCCTTCGAGCAGAGTTACATTCATGCGCTGTCGTACGCCCGGGGGAAGTAGACTATCTGGATCTTCCGGACTGGCCGGACTGATTGTTCTGGACATACTACGATCCGTATCCGCCTACGCGTCCGCCATCCTTCGGAGTCGGAGTTGCCGGGGTCTTCGGTGCTGGCGCACCACCAGGAGAAGGCGGAGTCTTAGGAGCGGCCGTCTCTTTTGGCTTTGCGCCCTTTCCAATACTGGGATCGTGCGAATGAGCTTGACTCGTTCCGCGATCGACCCGCTGCTTATAGTTTTTCGTAGCTGAGGTGTTCAATGGCTTTACGTTCTTCATGGGTTCTCCTAGTAAAGTTTCGGTATTGGATCCTTCGAAGACTTCTTGGCCTTCACCTTCATAGCTTCTTCGCCAGATGGGTTTGTAGAAGCCGGATCCCGATGTATGGGTTTACTCTCGCTGCGATCATGGCGCTGCTGATAAGCTCTGGCTGCGCTCGTATCACAACTGCCTGTTTTCTTGCTGTGATCAATTTCTCCCATATCGATCTCCTTGCCTCTATAATACCAGATCACAGAAACCTTAATGCTTCTGGTACTTGCATCTTGTCGAATATTAGATTGCGAAGCCTCTCCATTTCAACCCATATTTCCTGTAAATCCTGTCGTGCCCGGGCCTCTTCCTCTTTTCTCGATCCTAAGTCAGCCGGATCGTATTTGATCTGAAAGGGGTCAGTCTGTGCTCGATTTCGCAACCACCCCCTATTTTCAAAGAATAAATCGGACCAGGATTCTAAGCTGGTCGTCATTCCCAATCGATTCAGAGCTTCCTTGTGAATGCGAACAGCAACTTCGTAAGCTCTTGTTTCTATTGGCGCGACTCTCTTTACCCAGGCGATCGCGCGCCATATCTTACCGCGGCTTGGGTATCCAAGACACCGCATACCGCTGACCGGCGACGGCTCCACCATATGCATGACGTTTCCCCGGCGTTGATATTTCCCTCGGCCGGCGATCATACACATAAAGTAGATGTAGCAACTTAAGCGCCGTTTTTGCGCCTCGTTGGTTACAACTATCGTCTCGGTCGCTTCGATCCGATTCAGGTATTTATTCAGTCGTGCCATTGAATATTCAAAGAATCCCGCAAGTCTTGCAGTTTCTTCAATGTGTTCTGGTGGCGCTCGAGTTTCTTAATGTGATCTGCAATCAGATCTGAGAATAATTGGAACCCGGTCTCGTGTTCGATCTCTATTTCTTTTCTTTTATTGTTTAGCTGCACAGTGACCATGTAGCCCCAATCGCGACGAGGCTCTTGGCGCACCCATTCTATTTTGGTGACAACGCCGCATCTGGCTGGTGAATAGACGCGATAAACGATGTCTCCGACTTGGAACTTGCTAGGACGGTCTGGTTCTTGATTCATAATCCTTGTCTACAGGACTCCCCAAAAATATGAGCACTCTTATGAATTGAATGCTCAGGAATATTTTCGTGTAGAGCGAGTAGCCGAAAGCTCCCCAGGACGCGGCTAGGGCGGTGACGGCGCCGGCGAACAAAGCCATTTGAACCAGGGAGTTATTTTTGATGACTGGCAAATCTTTCTTGAGTAAGAAGAAGAATGTAGCGACTCCGACGATCTCCCATACAACAAGTAGTCCTTCCCAAACCATTAGGATGTATGCGTAGGCGGTCTTGAGACCACCTTTCGTGATTACAACCTCTTTGGCAGGAATGGATCTTGGTGGTGGTATTACTACCAGGGGTGGATAGGAATCTTCTTTGTCTTCTTCTCTTCTAAAGAATTTAGCCAGTGCGCTCATGTCTTAATCTTGTACACCCACTCGGACGAAAATACAATAGTTTGTGGTTGACAAGCAATGGCATCGGGCCATAAACTGTCACACTAGAGAAACACTCATGGCTAATAGATTCGCTAGAAGGATATCCCGTAAGCGGGGGAAAAGAACTTTACGAGACGCAGCTCCGGAGATTGGCATAGCGCATGCAACGTTAGCAAGAGTGGAGTCCGGCAGGATGCCAGACTTGTTGACGTTTTCGAGATTGGTTAAGTGGCTCGAAGTTGATTATCAAAGGGCGCTACGTGAACTCGAACTTGATAATAAGACGTCCGGAGTAGAACCCGGCAGCGGCCTCACGACTTCGGTTGCATAATGCATGACATGAACATTCAAGTGACGCATGTCGTTGAGCTAGGCGAGCGGACAATCACTTTGTTGTCTGGATTGCTTGCCGCTTGCAATCATTCTCACCACCATCACCATCACCAGAAACTCCATCTGGAAGGAGAAGTAAAAATCATGTTTGTTGTGCCAGATGACCAGCCGGATGTTGCTTACAGCATTTCCCAGGCAAGCGGCGTCCTCGACAGCGAGGGTAATGTAATCACCCCTGCTCCACATCTTAACTATGCTGTTGCTTCCAGCGATGAGAACGTGCTTTCGCTCATTCCCGGTACCGATGATTTCTCCGGAAGTGTCCACTTCGGCGCCCCGGGCGTTGCGTCGATCACGGTGACTGTCACCCTCGATGATGGCACGATCATGGCGACTGCGGCAGCAAACTTCACTGTCACCACCGGCACGCCTTCTTCCGTACAGGGCCTCAGCCTTTCGTTCGCTGGTTTGACAGAGCAGAATCCCTAATCGAGATCGGTTAACATTCGACCTTTTCCGATCTCGTCTGCGGCTGGACCGGTTCCATTCCTGGTCCAGCCGTTCTCTTCTCAAATGCGAACTCAAATTAACGACCCTGAATATTGGCAGACATACGGTGTCATAATCAGGGATACCACTCTCTACAACTTAAGAGTCAAAGCCTACCCGAATATTTTAGATATTCGTGGAGAAGTTGTTGGCCGCGTAACAGGAGAAACCCCCAATGCAATTCAGCGTAGCGAAAGCTCAACTCGACCGCGAACTGTCTCTTCTGCAAAACGTAGTAGAACGAAAAACAACAATCCCGATGCTGTCTAATGTGCTGATAGAAGCAGCACCCTTCCAACCTCTTACAATCACAGCGACAGATTTAGATGTTTCACTTCAGACCAGTTGTAATGCCGAAGTCGCGCGACCTGGTGCAGTCGTGCTGCCGGCCAAAAAACTCTACGACATCATTCACAATTTCCCGAATGATACAGTGAGTTTCAATGTCAGAGACGATCTCAAGACTGAAGTCAACTGTCAGAATTCCAACTATAAGCTGGTAGGGCAGGCTCGTGAGTACTACCCGTCGATTCAGATCAAACCGGAGAATCCGATTGTAGCGCAGACAATCCCTGCGGCCGCAATGCAGGCTCTTATCCGTCAGACCTTCTATGCAATTTCGCAGGAAGAATCTCGGTACGCTATCAACGGATCTCTCTTTCTCATAAAGCAAGACTCAGTAGAGATGATTTCTACAGACGGGCATCGCTTGAGTCGCTCCTGGGCGCCGCTAGAGAATTCCGAGAACAGAACGGCCTCCGATACTATCATTCCCCGCAAAGCCCTTCAAGAATTACTCAAGCTGGTTGGCGAGAAGGGAGCCACTGACGTTAGAATCTCGATCGATGAAAATCTCTTGTTCTTCCAGGTTGGAGTCCGCTTGATGACAGCAAGAAAGCTGGCTGGTAACTTCCCCAATTACACTCAGGTCATTCCTAAGAATTGTGATCGCTCAATCACGATACTCAAGGATCCCCTGATTGCTGCCATTCGGCGCGCGAGTCTGATGTCTGATGTTCAAAATCACGGAGTCAAATTCAATCTCGAGTCTTCTGAGTTGTTGACGATTACGGCGCAGTCTGCGGACGTAGGGCAGGCGAAAGAAGTGTTGACCGGGAGCGCAATCAAAGAAGCAACAGGGATGAAGGATCCACTTGAGATCGGATTCAATGCGATCTATTTGCTGGATTTTTTAGACAAAGAGACCAACGATGAAGTGAAGATGCAGTTCAAGGGCGCAGAATCTCCAGCGCTCGTCTCTTCGGCCTCGAACAATGAATATGTGTTAATGCCGATGCGGTTGATTTAGGCGGCAAGCTTCAAATGCTTTGTTCCGTCTGATCGACAAGTGAAGTCGGCTACTCGGCATGGTCGTTCAGGAGTCCACTTCATAATCGACTTCGGAGTGATCTTACGACCATTCAAAGTGTCGATTATTGTTCCTTCTACAATGCCGATGTCGATCAAAGAGCCAGGGCAAGTGACTCTGAATGGGCCGCTATCGCCTTCGACAAAAACGCCGCCCATGAATTCAAAGGGTTGTTCCTGTGTGGCGTAGCGATCCATAAACTGCATGAATTGGAGAATCGCATAGTAACAAGTTGTGCCGGCCATCTCATCACAGGATGTCTGTGCTGATGTGGCCGTACAACTGTCGCCTTGCCACTTCGAGCCATTAGGACCGTCGCATCCAGCCATTAGAGTCTCCTATCGCTTATCGCTCAGGCTGACTCCACGGATAGAAGGATAGGCCATATAAGGTTCCGTAGCCTTCAATCCGTCGTCAGTCAGGAAGCTACTTTTATCTTTCTTCGGGACATTAGGGACGGAACGCGGCTTTCCTTTTGCCGTGCCTTTCATAGGCGTGGCTTTATCTGGCTTTTCGGTGTCGGCAACGTCTTTTGACTCGAACGCTTCTGTGAGCGCTTGACTAAAAGCTGCTTTTAGATCGTCCACATTTGGCATTGGCTGTGGCGGCCGGAATGTTGGAATCAACCAACTGAAAACCAATCCCACAATGATAACGGCATCTCTGATCCCTTTTAGAAGCGTGGTCAAGTCCAGGTCTCGAACAGAGATCCGACGATTTTGATAGGCAAACGCAAATCCTTCTGGATAGCCACGAGGATCCTGGCGATCTGGAAGGGAGTCGCGGTCGTGAGGATTGCCATTTTGTCTGTACATCGGACCTCCTTCTTTCACAAAAGGACGCACGAAAAAGTGCCCAAGCCATGACCACGTTGGGCGTTGTAGGATCTCGCTCACCATTATCGTCCCTCCCAAATCAAAAATAGTGTGGGACAGACTTCTAATTTGCAGCTACAGAAAACGACTGTCCGGCGTTAGGCGACAAATTCTGATGTCCATCTACCCCACGCCTGTTTTCAAGCAAATGCCATGCATCGAGATAACTAGCCCAATCATGACGCACCGTGTCGGCTCCTGGCTGCGCAGGATCTATCGCAAACATCGTTTGCCCTTGTGGCCAAAGGTCTTTCGGAACGATGAGCCAAAGATCGTCAGTCAGTAGATACCAGATTATAAAATCCCCGTCAAACTTTGGTCGCTTGATGCTCAGGTAAGATTTACCTGCGGCTGTCTTATGCCAGGTCATTTTTTGTATGCCACATGTCCGGCCTTCGATCATAACCTGACTCTTAGAAACTGTGCCGCATGGCGTCCTAACCAATTCAAGCTCGAGCCCGTGCTTTGAACATTTTTCGGCTAGCGCATCCAGAGCTTTATTCTTGTGTTTGAACTGCTCCAGATAGCAGATATCTCGCCGGTTCTCGACATTCATATTGAATTTTCGTGCGTATTGTCGCACGCGTTCGTAGCTGAGTCCCAAACGATGTCCAATTTCGGTATAGGTTATGCAAGGTTCTCCCAGGAGAGCTTTAATCCTGGAAGCCTGCAAGTGTCCTACACTTGTGTAATGGGGTCCAGTCCGAGATCGGACTGTGGCTCCGCATTCACATTTTATTTCGTACTTGGACATCGACAATGTAATTATAGCTTATAACACGAAACTCAGAGCTTTATTTGGCGTCTTTTCCGTAAATTGGAACGTAAGTGGTCTTTGAAAGTAAACTATCCACGAAGCGTTCACAGTTAGCGAGCATTTGCTCGCGTGGGAGCATGTCTGGCTTGAATTCGATCCCAACTAGACCGGCCAGTTTATTATAGATGTCCATCCAACAGAGATCGTCGCCTGTCTCGGTGACTATTTCAGTGATTGCGTTCTTGAGATCATAGAAGTCAGCTAGCAGCTTTTGATACTCATTTGACGCCTCTGGAACGCCACTCTCGGCCTTGTAAGAGCACAGGGCGTCGTGACAAGCCGGATCATCCACCCAATGTTGATAGCTAATCTCATCAGCAGGCTGATCCTCAGGCGGTCGCGGATTGCATGTATGAGAACTCTGGCCGTGATCTCTCCAGGTTGCAGCCGTCGCCGTAAGAGCCGGCAAGATCTGTTCAGGCTCTACATCATTGAAGTTGGCATACAAGACGCCACCACAGCGCGTGCATTTCACTATTGAACCCACACGTATACCGGGATTCAGCTTGGCGATACCGAGAAGTTCATCGACATCGCCAACCTTCCATCCCTTTGCTTCCAGATCCTTTTGTTTCTCTTCATCCATAAGTTACCTGTTAATCGTTAAGTCCTTGAATGTAAAGGTGAATGTGTTCTGAACTCCAGTTGTTGCGAATTGTACGATCAATTCGCATGCTAGACCAACAGTGATGGAAACTAGGTTTCTGGCGAGAGGGTAGTTGCAGATCTCTGAATCCTCGATCTCACCTGGTATCGAGTAGACCTGATTCCAGACTCCTTCTGAGTAATTTCCATCTTCGGCGATCCCTACATGGAGACAAGGAATGTTCTCTTGCTTCGCTCTGATAGCCACGATGTTGCGGCTTGGTGCGTTGTCGAACGCGTCCACAATCAAATCCCATCCCTTGATGAATTTCCCGGCGTTACCAGCATCCATGTGAACTGCTTGCCATAGGATGTCGATTTCGAGATCCCTGTAGATCTTGTTCACGATGGCTGATGTTTTCTTCTGTCCTATGTTTTGTCGGCCGTACGGCTGCGTTGATAGATTACGATCTTCGACTCTATCGAAGTCTACAACGCACAGCTTCGTGAATCCCTGACGAGCTAGAGACTCAAGAATATTAGAACCGAGGGCGCCGGCGCCGCATACCAGCACCTTGAAAGTCTGTAAGCGCTTCATGGCCTCCTTTGATCTATATAATTCTTCGTGAAGAGTTGAGTCTGCCATTATTTGCTCCTTAGTCTCTTTGCAAAATCTTCCAAAGCTTCTGCGACCTTATCCAGTTCGTCCTGGGCGGTTCGAATGGCTTCAGCGCAAAGTTCTACTCGTTCGTGGTCGGGAGTCTCGTCGTCGGTTTCATTCCATTTCTCGTAAAGCTCATTGACGATAAACTCCGCAAGAGTATCGCCGCCTGCTCCAAGTGGAAGACCGGCAACATGGTTGGGTAATCCCTCTTCGTTGTAATACTCACTTAGGAATTCATCAGGATACGCCAGAGTCGCCGTTTCCATAACCTCGAGTAAATCTAATCGTCCCATCCGTAGTCCCATCCTTTATTTCGATCTTCTACGACTTTGACTAGAGAATGCAGATCGAATTTTCGATCTTGCCCGCTCAGGCAAATACCAGCACTGGTGACGGTCAGATCTTTGGATACAACCGATCGATGAACTTCTCCGTCCTTTGTTTGCCACGTCACCATCCAGTCATTGCCTCGATCAGCCCAATCATTGAGAGTGCCGCCAGCCAGCGAAAGAGCATCTTTCAGACGATCTTCGTCTCGCATCTTGGCGAACTCTTTAGCCTCGACAGCCGCTAGGATGTAGCAGGTCTTCATTTCTGGAGTCAATCCCGGTATCCGCGGTTCCTGTCCGGCGTCGAATGCCTGGCGCATCTTTGAGCTTAGACTTGGATCCGTTGTTTCGTCCGGTCCTGCATACCAGAAGTGAGCTCCATCGAACGCGGCCTGAATGCCGGCCAACCGCGCGCCTTCCTCCACAAGATGAACCTTGAACGGTCCTGCTGGAGACCAGAACCTCTGTTCCATATCTGATTCATTATGTGGATAGGCGAGCCACGTCCTATCCTTGAGCTTGTGTATTAAACGACATTTCAATTGCTGGAGATTTCCTACATAGGTCTGGATCATTCGATAGCTGGCTTCTTCTATGAATCTCGCCTGCACTTTCTTCGCTTTGAATATTCCCCACCCCTCGAAATCTCCCGGTGCTGGTCTGAAGCTTCTTATAAGGCCGTGAATGCGAACAACTACCTTGCCTCCCTTCAGACACGGAGCCATAAAAGTTGTTTGGCGGAAATCTTCTTCGGCCTTTGCGAGATTATCTATCAGATCATGAATCGACATCGTAAGTTTCTACGTGCTCGTATTTTCCTTCTGTAAGTTCCTCTACTAAGGCGGCGGTTGGTATCCAATCAGTAGCCAGCAAATCAATACCAGTCAGTTTGAATACGAAATCATCTCCGTATCGAATCCAACCAACTCCGTCTTCGCGGCTAATACTGCGGCCATTTTCTTTGGACCATCTTAGAGCGTCTATGATGTTCATATAAATACCAAGGGACGGAGTTGCTGTACATGCTCAGCGCGATCGATTCACAAATCGCTGCAACTCCGTCCCTAATTGTTACCGGCTCGCGGCGTTGGTCTTCTTGTTCTTGCTTGATCGATTCGGATGCAGTCTCCATACTCGGCCCTTGAAATCATCCTTGGATGGAATCGGCGTCTCCATGATCTCGTAGAGCAAGTCCAACCGAGACGGTGCCGAAAGCAAAGGCGCCAGATTGGGCAGGCTGTAGTAGTCATTCGTTCGCAGGTCGAAGTGAGAAACTTCTACTTCTGCCTTTTTCAGATTAGCTTCCAGCGCGGTGCTGTAGCTGCCAACCTTGATGATGATGCACTTCGGTTTCACGCCCATTTCCTTCTCGTACTCTTTCAGAGCTTGAGCCGAATATGGATCAGCATTCTCACCGCCGTCCGTGACGAAGACAATCAGTTCTACGAACTTCTTGTTTCGAATCAACCACTGAATCGGAGCACCCATGCTTGTGCCGCCCTGAGCGCGCAGATTCTTTGTAGCCTTCTCCCAATCCGACAGTTTTTCTCCGGCTGGCTTGACTTCATACGCCATCGTATCGTGAGCAAGAACATACAATGGAGCATCCATCAAAGCTGCAATGAACGATCCGACTTCGCAGCCGGTCTTCAAGGCAATCTCAAGAGATCCCGACTTGTCGATAATCAACGCAGTCGGGTTCTTGATCCGGCGCAACTGCTTGACCCTGGCGTCGGTTACTTCGGCCAGTTTCTTTCCGGCGTCTCCCAGGTCGACAGTCGATGCCACTCTCTGAGCCTTGATCGAAGAAACACGGCGATCGGTCTTGGCTGCTTCGAGCTTGGATTCCACCAGCTTCTTGAGATCGGCATTCTCCATGACTCCCTTCTTCTTAAGGGCGTTCATGTTGTTGATAACCTCGGCCGGCGTCATTTGATTCAGCAATGCAGCCAGCAATGCTGGAGTTATCTGCTTCACAGCGGTGACTGCAATCGTGAACGGAAGTTTGTAGTCAACGATCATCTTTGCTTGCGCTACGTGATCTGTTAACTTGCCTAGCTGTTGCACCGCCCACGGCATGCTCCCCTCTGGCGGCTTTCCGTCGAAGACGATAGAGCGCGCCCGGGCATTGGGCTTGATCTTCAACGAGCAGTAGAGATGCTCTAATGCTGCACTCATTCTAACCGCGGTGCCGTCGAAGCGCTTTTCGTCCGATTCCAGTTCCCGCACGTATGTATAGAAAGCATCCCTCGCCAAACTTGGCAGCTTCTTGAGATGCTGGTTCATGAAGTCCAGCACTCTTGATACCTCGTAGGCCGGGAGTTGCTGAAGTAGGTAGAATCCGGCTTGTCGATGTTCCGGTGTTGACGTCAACAGGGTTCCGATGAAGGCTTCCTTATGATCCCTGACTTCGCCGTTCTGCCAGTACCAAAGAGCAAGCGGGCCATAGAACCACGAGTCCTTGTCTCTGGTATCCTTGTGGAACTCGGCGATCTTACCCAGGTCTCGATGGGGGGTGGCCAAGAGTGAATTCAGAATCGCCAATCTGAGATCCCTCTCGGTATCAGTCATTGTTTGTGTCATTTGTTCTCCTAACCACAGGGCGGGGAAGCGACGAACGGCCCCGTTCTTTGGACGTAAATCACTCCCCACCCTGAACTTGAATTAAGCAGGGTCCGGGGCGCGCTGCGGATTGCCGTATGGCCCTCCGGTAGTTGCGGAGCTTGCTTTGCTCACTTCCGGTTTTCGTTCTTCAATTACTTCAACTCGTTGTTCATCGAAGTACTTCGCTTCGATCGGTACCCCGTCTTTTAAGTCCTGGGGTTCAATGCAGATCCTTGTGCAGCCATAAAGAAACTCCGCTCGTGCGGTGGCGATGCCGGTGAATCCGGTCAGCGTATCTTTGACTTTACTACCGAGTTGTATCATTAGTCTCCTTCAACATGGTGTAGTTTCTCAAGTGTCTGACCAATGCCGAATAGTCGTATCCTTTATCGGTGCAGAACTCGAGAGGTTCTCTCATTCCTTTGTCTTTGTTACAACGTTTGCAGGCTGAGAGATAATTGCTTGTGTCGTTGGCGCCGCCTAGCTCCAAGGGGATGAAATGATCGATGGTCAGTTGAACTTCCCCCATCTGCCGGCCGCAGTACATACACTTGAAATTGTCTCTTGCCCACACCTTCTGTTGGGTTACGCCACTGATTTCCCAACGAACTTTTCTATGTAGGATCTTATTCAAACCGCCGACGTCTCCGATGAAGATTTCCGGATCGTCAGAGCGACGGATGATGTCGCCCCACTCTTCGAAAGAAGGCTGGACAACATTAGCGTCGTCTATATTGAAGATCGATCCCGAGGGAGTCAGGCAAATCAGGTGCGCTCCCATACCCTGGAAGATCACACCAGAAATCTTCAGAAGATTACCTATGTCTTCGACATAGACTGGACGGTCAGGATTGTCCTTGTAGTAAGGGAGATAGAATCTTTTGTCGGACGCTTTCTTGGCTGACATGGGGGCCTCCAAAAAGAAAAGGGTCCGCGTGTGCGGACCCGAAGTAGAGGTACAAGTATGGACTGTGTAGGAGCAAAGGGAACATTGGGTCCGCGCGTTTTGAACTTGTGGTCTTTACAGTAACCTTTACGGTTCCCCCCCATAAGTGGTGGAGGGGGTTCAGAATCTCACTGAATATTGTATGTACACAAATCCGGCCGTAGCGCGGAAAACTTTAATCAAAGAGCTTCATCCAACTTCTGTTGGATCGCAGCTTGCAACTTTTCAAGCCTCAGAGAGCATCTCGATAAGCTCCCTCGTATCCAGAGCCTCGTGTACGATCCAGCCTTATTAGGGCTTCATAGAGTCCGTGCGTTATATTCAATTCCTCTTGAATTGCAGGAATCAAACTTTCAAGACCGCCGACTCTCGCCACCATCGGGCCTCCGGACTTTTCTTGTCTCAATACTAAAAGCATATCCGCGCGTTTCGGAAGTGCGTTTTTGTTTGGACCGCCATAAGTGGTGGCGGTCCCTGGATTCGAACCAGGTTAACAAGATTATGAGTCTCGTCTTTCTCCGTATGTACGCTCGACCAGCCATAGCGCGGAAAAATCAAAGTATGAGGAAACCAACTCGTCTTGATTCATAGATAATCTCAACACGTCACAACCAAGCTGGTTTCCATTTCAATAGGTGTCCCGCACGTTTCTAAGAGGCTGCAACATTATACACAGACGCTCTACCACTGAGCTAATCCCCCTCAAGCAGGGGATACAGGATTTGAACCTGTGACTTTCTGTTTGGCTGTATGTACGCCACTTATGCCGTAGTGCGGGAAAGACTTTGTGATCCACAAAGAATCACTCAGCCAATCACATTCAATTATTTTGCCGCGCGTTTCGGAAAAGCTGAGTTTCGAGTTTTACCCCGACGATGGATTTGAACCATCAACCTCACCATTCATAGTGGTGCGCTCTACCGTTGAGCTAGTATGTAAGCCTATCCTGCCATTGCGCGGCGAATTCAAAGAACTAATATTGGATGCGGCGATGGGAGTCGAACCCACTATCTCATGGTTATGAGCCATGAATGATGATTTCCGTTTCACTCCGCCGCGAGAACTGTATAACCGCGCGTTTCAGAGAAGCAGGATTCACTTGCACAATTTTCAAGATTGTTGTGTGTATGCCTCTCAAGCCGTAGCGCGGTGAATTCAACTTTCAAAAATCTATGAGGGCGGGTTTAAGACTCACTCTACCCTCACTAACTGAGGAATCGCCCTCTGACATCTTAGCCGTATACAGCTTCCGGTCGGATCGTCAACGAAGCAGACTCAGAGTTGCGGTCTACTGCGTAGTTGGACAACGCTGCAAGGCTGACGTCGAGATCGTTTGCAATCCTCTGACGAATCTGTTCGTCAGACATAGATCCAACAATTCCCAACTCCTGCGCCGAGCGATCCAAAGAACGACCTTCGAACCGAATGTGAACTCTCTCGTAGTTTAATACTGCGCTCATCGTTTTGTGCTCCTTCCTAGTGAAACAGGATAGTAACCGATCTTTTTATGCCTGTCAACAGAAATCGTATTACCAGTCGAACAAAATGCAAAGGCGCTTACCGGGCTGAACTGATACTTCCACTTATAACGTTGCCCTATGTAGGGTCGTCTGCTACTAAGTTCAGTCGGTGCTAGCAGTGCTGTCGCGCCTTTGCATCTATGCCGCGCCCTCTTGTGCATCCTCGAGGAAGAGATACTTTCTCCACTCGCGACGAACCTCAGATTCGTGTCCCAATATCTGTCGATCCATCCCGTAAGTTAAGGCCGCAGGATTCTTCAACAACGGCATCCTGGCCTCTTCCGGAGTTCGGTCTCCCTTTCTCTGATTACATGCAAAGCAGGCTGCTACTAGATTCTCGGGAGAAGTAGTACCGCCCCGGGATCTCGGAAGCAGGTGGTCGACGGTCAAGTCGAAATTTCCACCCTTTACTCCGCAATACTGGCAGCGATACTTGTCTCGCATGAGAATTCTGTTCTTCTTCGTGCTGGAACGTCGCTGTTTGCCGGCTATGTCTGCCACATAACACGTCAGGCGAATGACACTCGGCGCCGGGAATTCGGAATGCGCTGAATGAACAATTTTTTCCTCATCGCGAACAACCAATTCTGCGGCACCCTTCCAGATGAGAGTAATAGCCCTGCGAGTCTTGATTGTGCCGAGTGCTTCGTATGAGGCATTGAGCAACAGAACTTGTCGGCTTAGTACGTTCATAACAATCCTGGGGCCGATGGTGGGACTCGAACCCACAACCTCCTATTTACGAAACAGGCGCTCTGCCAATTGAGCTACACCGGCCTACTTTCTCATCATTTTGGCGTAGGCTTCAGGCCCATACCACTTCATGAACTCCTGATTGAATTCATCCCAAACTGGATACTTTCTGTATCCTTTCCAGCCTTTGCCACCATCAGATACGAAGTTGTCGACGTTGCTGACTTCTCGGATCAATGGTGGAACACTCAGTTCCGGATCTCTATGTATTGCGTTTCTGAATGCTCGTCGCAGCGCGCGATTAGCAAGCTGTTTGTCTCGTTTTTCGCTCTGTCTTTGGTCTTTGCACGCACCAAAGAAAGGACGCTTCCTGTACGATCGACTCATAAGAACCTCCATGTTAGTTTCCTAACATGGAGCGTTCAGTCGTGACTTTCGCATGACCTCTCCTATTCATACCAGAGTGCGGCGATCAGATCATCGCGCATCTTTTCACCCCAGAATATAACACGCTCGCCGGTTGGCAGGTCCATCTCCAGCTTTGCGCGGTAGGCTTCGACATCTAAGTCCTTTGGCCTGGTTGCATTCAAAACAGGAGGCGACGAGATTGGTCATAGAGCTTGAACCGCCCCTACATTTCGCTTCCTGATGATCCAATGTGAGTTTATCTAATCTGTGCGGATGATGGCCTAGAATTCTCTTCAAAGGTCGGCCGCAATACCAGCATCGGTGTCCGTCTCGTTCGAGAATCTTTCGCCTCTTGCCTTTTCGAACTTCGGTCATGAATCTATGCCGTCAATCCACCAGATAAAGTTGCAGGCTCCGCACTTGTGCTTTTCATCTTCGAAGGCTTCGTCATACGAAGTCCAGATTTGATACGTATGTTGAGAATCATCACCGCACTTCGGACATTTGCCTTCGATCTTTACAGGCTCGCTCAGTGTTCCCATCAGCTAAACCATTCGGTGCCGGCTGCGGCGCGCGGCGGCACAGTTGCGTTGAGACGAGCGGTACGGAAATCTTCAATGACCCAGAATATCTCTACCATAGGTCTCAACTGGTTCGTTGGTACGAAGAAGGCGTGACGTCCGTTCCTCGTTGGATCTTGCCACCAGTCTTTGCGCTTGCCATCCGAGGCCATTATCCAACCACGCAATGTAAAGACTGGCGGTTCGGCGACTACGAGAACAAATGGTGCGTCGTCTGCGCTGTCCTCATGCAAGATCAAACGTCGTTCCCAATCATTTACATATCTCACTTCGATCAGATCGCCTACATCACGCGCATCGATGTCGCCGATGTGTTCATGCCAGAAGAGATTGGTCTTCCACGCTACTGCGTATTCTGATGCCGCTCCGAGAATGTGTCGTTCGGCGGCGCCGCGTTCATGAGGATCGAGACCGCCTCGTGTCTTTCTAAGACCGTGGTTGATCGCGTATTCCACTCGTCGGCGCCCGACCGACTCTGTTGTCTTCAATTGCTCTTTGTTGAGTACTGCCTTAATCGTTTGAGTGTCCTTCATGACTTTCCTTAGTCAGGCCATCATCAAGTTTTGTACCGGGATGGCAAAAGCAAGTTTCTTTTCCACGCCATTCGCAACCGGGTGTTTCGCATCGTCGGCGTATGCTGACCTTTATCTGATGCTCCGAATTCTGGTTGCAAACATAGATTCTAGTTAGACAGTTGTCATCATGTTTGTGTCCGGTTTTGAGATTGTACATAGCACCCATTAATGTGCTCATTGAACAACCATCCCAGACAGCGATTCCTTCACATTGATCACACTGCATTTTCGATCCTCGCGATGTAGTTTGGGGGTCCAGAGCAATTGTCGCCCTTAGCTGACATTGTTCCTTCCGCTCTCCGTCGCTCTATGGCTAAGAAGATGTCTGGCATTTGTTTGGCGCACACGAATTCGAACGGTGGCAGGCAGGCGATATAGCTACAACAGTTGTCGCCTTGTCCTATCTTACAGACGAGATTTAACTGCTCGTCACTCAGCGGCGTTTCATTCATAAAATGGTACCCGGTATAGGAGTTGAACCTATAACATCTGGTTTGTAGGACCAGCGCTCTACCTGGTTGAGCTAACCGGGCTTATAGCATTTCTGCTGAATTCTCTTCTCTTCTTTCACAAACTTCGCAATACCAACCAACAACTAATGGAGTGCCGTATCCTAAATGATAAGTCTTTCCCCTAACTTGTTGGTATCCCGAAATTCTCCGCATCCGGCGTCCGCAGCACCACTTGAATAGTGCTTTGCCATCGAGGATTTCTTTATAAAATCCATTGACTCGCAAGTCGACTCGCCATTCCGTGCATATTTTTTCGCTGCTTGTTACTTTCATAATTCCAATGTCCTTATCTGTTCGAGCATTTTGAATGCTTCTTCGTCAGAGAGCCATCTTGAAGGCTCGCATCCGAATGGACACTGTAATTTCTTTACGACTCCGAATAGACGACAGATCAGGGGTCGATGCTTATAGACTGAACAGCGGCCGTCTATGGTCAGGAGAGGACAGGCAATGTCGCCATCGACTCGTCCTTCGCTGTTCGAGACTAAAAGGATCTCGGTGTTGTTTAATCGCTCGCCTTCCAGGGTGCGGAAGAACGTCGCTTCTCGAAGTCGAGTCCATTCAATGTTGGACATTGATATGGGACCACATGCCGCGCGGCATTTTCGTTGGCACTCTATGGTCGGTAGGGAATCGTAGATTGCTTGCAGTTGTTCGTTTGGTGTCATAAAGAAGTAAGCGGGTGACGGGATTCGAACCCGCAAGACCTAGCTTGGAAGGCTAGTGCTCGACCGTTGAGCTTCACCCGCATTAAAGTGCTGTAGATCGACAACCGCGCCGTACTAGGATCATTAGGGACCACGCTGGCGATCTACAGCACGGCTTTCAGTCAGACAACATTGCGCCGGGAGCGATCATCTCTTCAATCTCTTCGATCTCGAGTTCGAGTTCGTTAGAGACAACTTCATTGGTCTCTTCGGGCTTTTGCATGTTCGATCCTCCTTTCGTAAATTGGAACCCCTTTTCAGTGTAGTCATACCACATTATGCTGTGTAGGACGTTAGCTAAAAGGACGCCTTCGAGGATCATATTATTCTCCCTTCAGAAATAGGCCGGTGGAGGGCTTCGAACCCCCGACATCCAATTTACAAAACTGGCGCTCTGCCAACTGAGCTACACCGGCATCAAATGATCCTGGCAGGACTCGAACCTGCGCTCTCAGCCTTCGCAGGGCTGCGGTTTATCCATCTAACCTACAGGACCAAAGCTACGGGGGAGAGGGTCGAACTCTCATAGACCTGTTCCAAAGACAGGCGCTCTACCATTAAGCTACCCCGCAATATTACCATTCTCCGCGTATCCAGGCGTTTAGTTTCCAGCGCTTTCCTGTGCGATGATCCACCACATGATTGTGCCGGCTGCTGTATGTCCTGATTTTATCACCACGCATTCCGCTTCCAACCTGCTTTCGTCGATCGGCTGCTTGCGTCTCCTGTGTTATCTGCTTGTCTCTGTCTAAGAGTTTGGCAGTCAGGATCTTCAGTGCCATCGCTTTGCTTTGATGTTGAGAGCGCATATCTGCTCTGGCTTGTAGTCCGGTTGGACGGTGGGTTGCAATCACACAACTTTCTGTTGTGTTCTTATGCTGCCCTCCTGGACCAGTACCGCGGGTCGTTCGGATCTCGATGTCCGTTAAATCAGGATTCTTACTATCTTTGATTTCAAAGATCGCTACTGTGACGGTTGACGTCTGGACTCTGCCACGTTTTTCAGTTGGAGGAATTCTTTGCCATCGGTGCCCGCCTGCTTCTTGTTTGAATATCTCATAGGCTTTAGGGCCTTCGAGCGTCAATGCTGCAAATCCTGGCCGTTCGTCTATGAGCTCAACCCTAAAGATGCCTCCGCTGCGCGGCATACATATAGGCTCTGATTTGGTCGGTTACAAGCAGCTTGGCGTCGTCACCGCCCTCTGCCGCTCGCACTTCAATGACTGCTGTTTCCATTGTTGCCTCCGTTTAGAAATGGTGGTTGGAGCGAGATTCGAACTCGCCACCTCTGGTTTTTCAGACCAGCGCTCTTCCAAAATGAGCTACCCAACCATATTTTGTTTGTAAAATCCTATTGCGAAACAAGCACAACCAATCACTATAATTGCGGAAAGAATAATCTTGATAAGGACACTCTCGATCCTGAAAAAGGCGGCTATTAAAGTCATGCCAATCATCAAGCAGCCACCTATGATACAGAGAATGAGATAACCTGCTTTTGCCTTTTGAGCGATCATGATAGGCTACCTCCATGCAGAACATCAAAGTCGGCCGCTATTCGCAGAACGATCATTGGGCTGGCTGGATTGAACCGGAAGATATGAGTTGGATTGCTTTCATTGATCTGGAAGGCAAGGCAACTTTCTATCTCAACCGGGATCCTGTCACCGGGGCCGTTCTTCCCGATTAACTTTCTATCTCGGCTGCTGGATGGGCAGTCGACTCTTCTGCAAACGTCGCCCAATGACCAGGAGCAGCCGCCCATATAAGTTCGTTATTCGCGATGACCAAGAGATTGCCTTCTTCTATTGAAATGCACTCTCCCTTGACTGATATCGGAATAATCAAATCGTTGATTTTCAATCTTATTGTGAATTCTTTCATTCTGTCCTCACGCGCAATCAACACAGTAGTTGTCTGATTCTGTATTGCAGCACGGACCAAACAGGCGGGCGCATCTTTCACAGCCGCATAGGAATTCTTTTGGTCCGATCTCTTCGTTACAGACTTCACAGATTTGCTTTTCCATAATGTTCAAGCTGGTCCGCTAAGGGGTTCCTTCTTAGCCAGCGACTAGCAGCTAGCCGGCCCCTGCTAATCGTTCCTCCCGAATCCTACTTTCAAAGGATTAGACCAGCACCCGGGCTTCAATGTTAAGGGGATGGCGGGACTCGAACCCGCAACAGCAGGTTTAGGAAACCTGTACTCTGTCCATTTGAGTTACACCCCCGATCTAATCCAACGCTGTTGGGCCTCTATCTAACTCGACATCATCTATGTCGGCGTCTATTGCCGATACGATGAAGCCGGCGCCATCAAGAATCAGTCGTATTTCCTCAAGAGCAGATTCAACAAATGGTTTGCCTCTCGGGTGCTTCCGAGCTAATTCTCCCCAAGCTTCCAGACTTCCATCTGGATGAATCTTTACTTGTCTGACTTGTATTCCTGGGATTTCAGCTAGGACATTCCCAACGACTAATTCTACGAGATCGTTGGGCGCTACGGCTCTGTTCTTGCCTTTCACACCAAAGACAATGCCCTTGTAAATCAAATCGTTCATAGGGCGGTTGTATCATAGGCGATACAACAAAGCAAGAGAAGAATGGAACCTATGGGATTTGAACCCATACATTCAGTATGCGACACTGACATGCTGCCAATTAACATTAAGGCCCCAAATGGATCCGGTGAGATTCGAACTCACATCCTCTGGAGTGCAAAACCAGCGCTCTGCCAGTTAGAGCTACGGACCCTCAATCGTGTACAAATTCAAAACGTCTCACTTGATCTGCTTCACCAATCAACGACAAGAACTCTGCTTTATCACGCACTGTTGGTTCACCTTTTCCATAGAGAGGAATATACAGAACCATTGGTGTTCTAGGTCCGTCCAAGACTACTTCGCCAATCACTCGATAGTGATTGCCTTTGTAGTGTCGATAGACTCCTGGTCTGATTGCTGTGGACTGGTAGAGATCTAGATTGATTGTTTCTTCTTTAGGCATAGTCGGAGTGGCAGGATTCGAACCTGCGTGATCTCGGCCCCAAACCGAGTGCCTGAGCCTCTAGGCTACACTCCGATACAGAAAGTCTGGAAGGTGGGATTCGAACCCACGATTTCATGTTCCCGAAACATGCCGATTGACCTGGCTATCGTACTTCCAGATAGAACTGGACCCCGGTGTTTTAAGCCTCATATTGAAACTACGGTTGATCAAACCGATGGGGTTGGCAACCCATTACTCCGGTGTCACTAGATGGCTGTAGGGGAGGGACTCGAACCCCCAATAACTTGATTAACAATCAAGCGTCTTGCCAATTAAACGACCCTACAATGCTCCCCGGGCAGGGGTCGAACCTGCGACATCGCGGTTAACAGCCGCGCGCTCTACCAACTGAGCTACCGGGAAATATCAGATGGATTCCTTACGTACCGAATGTTCGAGTGCGTCTCTTCACTGATTTGTGATTCGCTCTCGCTGATTGCGCCGTCACAGTGGTTGTCGATCGACTCGCCGTATTCTGTGCGGTGCTGGCGCCGACCTTGAATTACTTCGACGTCCCATTTCTTGTTGGAATTCAGATCTACGATTCGAAAGCTAGCTCCGTTTTTCATTTTCGTTCCTCTGGATCTCCGCAAAAGCGGCATTCGGTTGTATGTCCCCACTGATTCAAATGAAACACACAAACGCCTATAGGACTCTTTTCGCAAGACCAGAACGTCGATACTTTGTAGTCCAAGAAATGAAAATCTGGCAGGACAGATTTTGCAATGTCGTTTATTTCCTGGTGTAGAAGATCGATCTGTTTGCGTTTTTCGAATATCTCTTTTGCGTGTTTGTTTTCAACTTCTTTCATAGCATCCTCGAATGGCAACGGCGAGATTCGAACTCGCGACGGCACGCTTATGAGACGTGTGCTCTGCCAACTGAGCTACGTTGCCGAAAGGCCCACGGTGAGATTCGAACTCACGACCGCCGCCTTACCAAGGCGGTGCTTCCACCAACTGAGCTACGTGGGCGAGAAACTTGGTTTCTGGCGATTTCGTAGAAGTATTTCCAAGGCACCATTTGAATGGCTCGCCTCATTTTCCACCGGTCGATCTCTGCCAGTAAACAAGGGATGTGATACTTGGTGAGTCTTTTCATAAAAATATTGGGACCGTAGGGACTTGAACCCTCTTCCTCGCCTTAAAAGGGCGATGCTTCACCGTCAAAGCTTCGATCCCATTTGGTCCTGGCACGGATCGAACGTGCGACCCCACGGTTATGAGCCGTTCGCTGCTACCACTGAGCTACAGGACCGTATTGGAGGGTCGAGGGCGACTAACTAGTATGAGCGCCGCAGTTGGAACTACAACGCCAGCCACCCCGCCCATAACTTAACTTTCGTTGGCCTTGTGAAACACATCCTGAGAGTCGAACCACTTTGCGGTGTTCTCAAAGATGCGGCGCAATTCGTCAGAGTATTCAAATCGTTCTTGATTGATTGCGATGCTCTTTAGAATGTTGCCGTCGTTGTGTCTCATGCTGGAAGCTTTCCAGTCCATGATCATTTCTACGAGATCAATCAGCGTCATATCCTGAATTCCGTGCTTGAAGTGTTCAGGGTGATGCCGATTATGTGCGTAGTGATGATCAAGAACCGGCTTTAGCTTTTGTCTGAACTCCAGGTACTCGGGCGAATTGTAGGTTGAGTTGCGCAGCTTGTCAGTCCAGACGTCGAACATTTCGACTTCGGGAGACTCCAGCTTTGTTTGATCGTGCCGTTCTGCTCTGTAAAGCAACTCTCTGATACAGAGATTGATGTAATTCCTGACGGCTTCGATGTGTCTGAGGGTTTTGACTCTTTCATCTGTTTTCCTGCGAGCTTCGGGTCGCAGGGCTATCTCATCTGACATGTATCTGTACGTTAAGCTCCTATTCGAATTTCCCCAGGATGCGGAATTCTCCCAATGTCGATTGCTCCGCGATTGGGTTTCCACGTGTAATGGAGGGTCACACTTTGCTCTGTCTCGTCTTTGAATGTCAATTGTGTCTTTTCTGGATCATGAAATAGCTTGATTCGATCCTGTGGATACACGTCAAAGATACCGGGCTTTGGCGGAACAAGATCGATAATCGTAATGCAAGTATGTAGAGACTGTTTGCTGTTTAAGCCTGCGTTGTTCCAATATAATGTCTTAGTGATGTCCAGTCTGGCTTTGTCTTTGTTGATGATGATCTGTACATCTCCATTACTCCAAATGACAGATCCGAACTGCGTGTCGAACTTGTAGGTATCGGGGCCGATGCAGTAGCCATATCTAGGCATTAGAGCTTCCTCCATCCTTCACAAGATTCAGAACAATCCGGCCGAAGCCAGAGAGCACCGCATGGACAATGCCATACGTGCCCGCTCTCAGGAAGCAATCTACCACACTCACATGTCATTTTCTTCTGCCAGGAATCTAACTTTACGTCCACCGACGATCATTGGTTCGTCTGCTTCTTGTTTAGCTGCCAACTCTGCTTTAGCATCGGCTATTTGCTTCTCGGCTTCAGCGATCAATTCTTTCAATGCGGCTTCTCTCTCGTCGGCAAGAATCTTATCCCATTCTTTCTGAGAAAGAGCGCTGCCAGGATAGACACCGGGCGGTCTGGATGGTACTCTCGGTGCCGGCGCCTGAGATAAATTTGGTATTGTCGAAGTGATCGTGCCGAATTGTCCAGCCGTCATGAACCGCTGATTATCTACAATCACTGTTTGAAAAGAGCGCACAGAAATATCTGCTGTTGCCATTTTATCTCCGATCTTCAATGCGTCCACAGAGGATCGAACTCTGCTCCCAGGTTTAAGAGACCTGTGCTTCGCCTGCAAAGCTTTGGACGCGTATGACCCCGGGAGGATTCGAACCCCCGACCGTACGGATAGAAGCCGTCTGCTCTGTCCAACTGAGCTACGGGGCCAAAAGCGGGGCATACGGGATTTGAACCCGTGATCTCTTCCGTGACAGGGAAGCGGGGACTCCAGACTCCCCCAATACCCCAATGGCGTTGACGGGATTCGAACCCGCGATCTCCTGCTTGAGAAGCAGGCGGCTTAGCCAGTTTGCCTACAACGCCAAAGTACCGGCTCGAGGATTTGAACCCCGACTATCCCGCTAATCGGGCGGGCGTGTTACCAGTTACACCAAGCCGGCATAATTAAATAGCTGATGTTCTGACAAAATCAGATAGCTCGCAATTGTAGAGTGAAACGTAATCACCGTTCAGTGGGCCTTCCAGCCAAGCTACTTCTGCTGGTTCATCTGGATGCGCTCCTACAAACGCTATCTTGCGTACTCGACCACATCCGACGCAATGAACGTTTCCTTCTGTAACGGCTTTCTTTAATCGATCTATCTCTTCGTCGCTCATTGTCTGTCCTTGAAGTCTGGATCATTTGTTCTGATGTATTCAAGAACTTCTTCGCTGTTGATCCAGGTCAGGTAATTACTTCCACACCGTTTGCACCGAACCGATTTTGGTATGGGCAGACTGAATGTGTTCTTACATTTATTACACCCATACCTTGATGCGGGTAAAGCCCCGGGAGAGAGGATCGAACTCTCGGCTCGTGGGCCAGAGCCACGCGTGTTGCCAGCTACACCATCCCGGAAAATTTCATCTAGTCTCATAGGGCGACCGGAGAGACTCGAACTCTCTACAACAAGGTCCACAGCCTTGCGCCTCACCTATCGGCCTCGGCCGCCATCAATCTTCATCTTTCGATTCAAATGGATTCTTGAAATGGAATATGTCCTGAAAGAAACACCAGACTCGAAGTAATCCCATATCAACAATCCACACAGGAACGACATTACAGATCTCATATACTTCCAATCCGTCCGCGCGCCAGTCTTCGACGTGCTTTGGATCGGCGTAGATGTGAAATCCCCATTCGTGTTGCTTACCGCGGACATCCAGACTGTAAAGTTTCTTCGCCATTTTATTAGGGTCGACGGGGTTCGAACCCGCAATCTCTTGAGTGAAAGTCAAGTGACTTAACCAATTCGTCTACGACCCCATCTTTTGTTCTCGCCACTTTCGAAGTAACCGGGCGAGTTGCCTCATATCAATTTCTATTGCTCCCTCAGCTACAGCAAGACTTCGTTTGCTCTGACTAATATCGTAGTGAGGGCTGCTGTAGGGCTGAAACCACGTTCTCTTCAGTCCTATCTTGTCTGCCATCTCGTGAAGTTCTTCTAATGTGTCAGCGACCATGTGACACATCAGCATTCCACGAAAAGCTATTCGACCGTGATCGACGTAAACTGCCATTACTTATTTTCATGATAGAACCGCCATTCTCTGATGGCTGTGTCTATCAGATCTTCTGCTTCGTGATCTGTGTATTCGAAGTTGCAGTCCAAACATTTCCTTACCGGAATGTCTATGTTTAGAATCGTGCATTTATACTGCACAGTCTGTGTTTCTGTTCGAGTCTCGATCTGAGACTTCCCACAATTCGGGCAATCATCGTCATTGTCATTCATAATGCAGGCAGAGGGATTCGAACCCGTCACTGTCCAGGGTTTAAAGCTGGTGCCTCCTACCAATTGGGCTATGCCTGCTCAAGAGGTAGGGGCGGGAATCGAACCCGCGTAATCGGTTTTGCAGACCGACGCCTATTGCCTCTCGGCCACCCCACCTAAACATGCTCAACTTTGTTGTTCGATACTTTTTTTACTTTGTTCGGATTGTTGCCTGGGCATAAGACAAGCCATTCTTCGCCGGCTTTCCATTCTCTTGTGAAGGTCACACCGCATTGCTCATAGAGCGGCTGGAAAACATCAGCAGTTCCATTACAGGTGATACAGTAAACAGTTTCCTGTTTAAGCCAGTCGATGGGCGTGAAAGTAGCGAGATCATCCGGCATAAGATAATTCATGGTCGTTTCCTAAAGCTGTAAGTTGGATCGAATCCGTGCTGACTTATCTTGTACTTATCAGCAATTTCATCAGGCTTATCTCTACGGACCAACTGATTGCTAAGATACATCGCAATCTCTTGAAATGCTGTGAAGCTATCCACAATCTTATAGAACTGCAATTCTTTAAGATTAGGATTGGTTGAGATTATGTGATCTCGACCATTCTTAGTCTTGAGAGTGAAGATTGGAGCGTTGATTTCAGCGAAGATCTCGTCATGGACGCTGTTGGTAAAGGAATAGAATTCTTTTGCTTTAAGGGGATCCATTCCTCGCCAGTGTCTCCGGAACCATGAAGAATGATCTAGATCTTTGAGATCCAAAACTTGTATGGCGTTTTCAGCATCGTAGAGATAATGAATCTCTAATGGTCCACGAGCGAATAGTGCTCTTTCAACGTAGATGCAAGGAAAGATTCGACCACAGAATCCTATTACGAATCGATCTACTATATTGCGGTGCCAGGAACCCCAACCAGCATTGTGATCGAGAAACCGGGTTAGTTCCGTAGGAAGCGCGGCCTTAAGATTTCCGTAATCCAGTTCTTTTTCTTTGCGGTTGTAATGAAGAGTAGGATCTACGCCGTAACCTAACGCCGTATCCCAATAATCTTTCTTCCCTCCGTGAATCTTCATTGCTTCATCCCATTAATCCAATCATTTAATAGCTGTGTGCGTCTTCTCGCTCGTTGAGGACTGTCCTCTGGCTTCAGACTGTTGCTCTGGATCAAACCTCGATAGTGATTGCATCGGTAACACGCCAACACCCAAAGATTGTTGTCTTCTCGCCATCTGTTTCGCTTCATTATCAAATGATCTTTGGTCGCGGCGTTGTGTGGTGGACATTCATTCTTTCGCTTATACAAAATTGTCAAGACTCCACACCAATAGCAGTAAGGATCTCTGCTGTAAAGCCGACTGAGCTTCATTCTTCGAATTCCTTGTATCATAGCTAGTACAGGAAATCAAGCGAGTGGAGGGATTCGAACCCTCGGTCTCAACCTTGGCAAGGTTGCGTGTTAGCCGCTACACCACACCCGCGAATGCCGATGAAGGGACTCGAACCCTTAAGAGATAGTTTTTGAAACTACCATGTCTGCCAATTGCATCACACCGGCGTATGTAAGAGGGGTTGCTGCTTAGTACTCAGGAGCTTATCCCTGCGTCATCGCCAGTCAACCCCAATGTCAGTTAGTTGCAGTTACACTGAACGTTGGCGTATCCAGTAAAGTACACACCCCAATATTGGGTGGATACAGTTGATGCTCCGGCTGATTGTCCGTGAGCGTAGCATCCTGCTCGTGCATTTGCTATTGCGTCTGCTGAGGCCGAACCGGAAGTAAAGCCCCAACCGGAAGCCGTCGAAATCGCCGGCTCGCATACAATCTGCATACAACCGTCACATTGTTGAGACAATGCAGGTAGGATCACAACAGCTAACAAAACAACTACAGCCAGAATTATTTTCTTCATTTTCTCCTTGAACTGGATTATTCACGATGCGGATGAGAGGACTCGAACCTCCAAAAACAACGTTCTCAACGTTGCGCGTATGCCAATTCCGCCACACCCGCGAGAGAAGTACCGGGTAAGGGACTCGAACCCTTAAAGACTAGTTCCTAAGACTAGCGCGTATGCCAATTCCGCCAACCCGGCATAAGTGATGAACCCGATAGGACTCGAACCTACAACTTCCACGTTCGAAGCGTGGCGCTCTGTCCAATTGAGCTACGGGTCCAGAAAGCGGTGAGTGTGGGAGTCGAACCCACCGGGGTATTACCCTCGTCTGTTTTCAAAACAGGTTGGCCTGCCCATGCCGAACTCACCAGAAGCGGAGATGGCGGGGGTCGAACCCGCACAGGAATTACCCCGCTGGTTTAGCAAACCAGTGCCATACCATTAGGCGACATCTCCAAATATTGCCCACTGTTCTAGGGACGTTGAGTTCCCATTAGAGATCGGATTTCTCCGGACTGGCTCGCAGGCGCTCCCAATCCCGGCCCCTCAACGGATTTTACCTGCCGGGATCCACGCAGGTGATGGCGGAGAGAGGGGGACTCGAACCCCCACAGGACGAAGCCCGCTGCGCTTCCAACGCAGTGCCATACCATTAGGCGATCTCTCCAAGATTCTTCGGACCGACTGAGGTGGCAGTGCGTACCCTTGCGGGCCGTTCGTTCCTCACACCTGCCCTGTGTTTTTCAACAGCATCGGTCCTAAGAGAGAGCAGAGACGGCGAGACTCGAACTCGCAACGGAATGGATACCGCTACACGTTTTCGAAACGTGCCCCTCATCCAGCCGGATCGTCTCTATTTGATTTTGGCACAAACTGTACACGCGTACGAAAATTTCCCGTTGACTTCTTTTGTTTGTAGATTGTGGACTCTCATCTGCTTCCCGTATTGAGAATCCTGAAAGGAATGTTCACAAGAACACGGCAATATGGCCGTGCTCGACTTGAGCTCCGGAGTGTCTTTCTTGGCCATATTGCCTCCTGTTAAAAATCGGGGGTACCAGGATTCGAACCTGGAATGAGCTTTCGCCCGCTGGTTTTGGAGACCAGTGCCGTACCATTGAGCCACACCCCCATCCCGCCCGAAGGCGGGGAATGATTACCCATTTGTTTCGGCCGGCTGCGGAGGGCCGAGAGGTATCTCAGATAGTTCAAATGTTCCCTTTACTATACTGAGGTTTTCGAATTCCTGCGTCTTTGCGAAGAGGACAGCAGAGCTAACTCCGTCTTCGCCGGTCAGTTCGAATCGATAGCCGTCAAATTCCAAGTCGCCTTCTCGAATAGGTGCTTCGGTTACACCTGTCACTCTGAAAATGCATTGCATAGTTGTTTTCCTTTCGTGAGGTATAGGGACAATTCAACTATATCAACCAAGAACGAATATTGCGGTAGACAGGATTCGAACCTGTTCAGCTACAAGAGCAAGAGTTTTACAGACTCCCCCGACTCTCCAACTTCGGCGCTACCGCATGCGTCCAGTAAAAGTAGGACGCGAAAATATAAGGGCGTATTCAATTATCAAAAAACTCAGGAGCCGATGCTCCAAAGCGGTTTGAATTCGCCCCCTACTTTCTGATCTGATCTGGATTTCGGGAGCGGGATTCGCTCCCGCTTTATTAGGATTCCACAAAATCGATATAGCTACCCGAGGCCGGGTTTGCCTGTATCGATCCGGGCTTATTGACGGTCAGGGAACGTGACGTCCCTGAACACCATGTATGTGGTGTCCGTTCTGCCGGTTTTTGCTTTGTGGATAACTGTCTCATCGTTCTAAAATCCCTAGCCGGATTGCGATCGAGGCGATCTTAACTCCGAACAAAAACCTTGTCAAGCTTTTTGTTTCATAGGCGAGACAAAACCGCAAATTGATGCCTCCTGATATTCTGAAATCAGGAAATTAGCGGAGGTATAGGCTATGGCGATGACGGTACAAATAGACCTGGCGACCGGATCTGGGCCGAGCATCGCCCCGGTTTCGGCTGTCAAGTTCTCTCGAATTGACGACGCGGTAGGCGTAACGCCAATACCGACACCGACCGCCACCGGCACCGCCTTTTCCTACGTCAAGTCCTTTATCCTCGAGATCACAGCCACCGGTTCCTTGTCTATGACAAGCGTTATGATCGGAAAGGTCGCCAATGAGACGACTACCGGTACCAAACTATGGCATAGAACTGACCACGCAGAAGGCTCTTATGTTCAGGCGACGGCTGCGCCGGCCGATACCGGGGACAACAATGTGACCGCTCCGGTTGTTCCTGCTGGCGGCAACAACACCAACGTCATTGCAGTCCCGGTTATCAATGTGGCTTCGGTTTATGCAGCCGGCCCCTTCAGCACTACAGGCAGAAAGGGCAATCTCGTTGAAGTGACCCTCGGTGTCGATGCGACAAATACAACCGCCGGAGCTTCCGTAGCGACCCCGACTCTGCGTTGGAGTTGGACGGAATCCTAATGAACTGGAGATTCGTTGAAATCTGCGGCGAGTCATTCAGGGTAGTCAGTTCACCACTCACCAGAACTTGGGATTTCTGGGACCAGGTTGAGCTTGGTCTTTGGGAGCCGTGGTTCTTTCGATCTCTCGATCTCTATCTTGCCAACAATTCTTTTGTCGATATCGGCGCCTGGGTAGGCCCTTTCACCTTATACGCCGCGCGCAGATGTCGATGGGTTTATGCTGTCGAACCCGATCCGATCGCGCTCAATGAATTGGAATACAATCTTGTGGAGAATAAGATTGGGAACGTGACTTTGGATTCAAGGGCGATATCAAACACAGCCGGCACCGCGGTCTTTGGAAATAAGAGTCAATGGGGGAATTCCGAATCTTCTCTAATGTGCTCCGAGAACGGCATCAAGGTAAAAACTGTCACGCTGGAAGAGTTCTTTACAGAGCACAAGATAACCGATTGTGGTTTGATTAAGATGGACGTTGAAGGTGCGGAAGCTCTGATCCTTCCAGCTATGGCTGGATTCATTCGAAATTTGAAGATTCCTCTTTATTTGTCTCTGCATCGCCAGACCGAACAAGTAAGGCAAGAGGCTCTACAAAAGATCATGAAGCTGTGGAATTTTACGTGGGATGGCAAGCCCGAGATGATTTTACTAGCCTCTTGATTCTTTTTGTCATATCCTTCCTGCATGCCCCAATACGATGTGATCCTTTCTGATCCTCCGTGGTACTACGGAGATCGGAAACCACAACCAAATGGAAAATGGAAGACGAACTGCCGCAGCTATTTCGGTGGCGGCACCAGTCGGCGCTATCCAACAATGAAGGATGACGAAATTCTTGCATTGGCGCCTTGGGTCCATAGCATCTCTGCTGAAAACTCCGCTCTATTTTTATGGGCTACCTGTCCGAGGTTGGATTTCGCTTTGGAATTTCTCCGAGCGTGCGGTTTCCGCTATTCAACTGTGGCGTTTTCTTGGACTAAACTGGATAAGAAGGGCAAACCGATTGCCGGCCCTGGATATTACACCGGAAGTAATTTAGAGCTCGTTCTGCTTGGTGTGAAAGGTTCGATGAAGCCGGCTCTTTCGTTGACGCCTTCTGTGATTTTTCATAAGAGAATGGAACACAGCCGCAAGCCGGATGAAGTTCGAAAACGCATAGAGATTATGTATCCCGAAGCCCGCCGTCTTGAGATGTTTGCTCGTCCTGTCCATCCGCTTTGGCCTAAGACCCCAGGATGGGATACATGGGGGAGTGAAATTCAGTCTGACATCGCCATTTCATAATGCCGTTCGTTTTCTCCTGTTACCATTTAGATGGAGATATGTCAGGAGAAACTGAAAAGCAGGTCAGTGGATGGACTGTAGATACTCTTCATGAGCATTTTAGGCGATTACGTGAAGACGATTTACTAGCTATCAGTCTGATGAGAGAAATGAATGTAGCGATCCTTCAGGAAAGAGATCGCAGATATGCTGATATCGCTGCTGAACGAGCTTTAACGCACGGAGAAAGAGATCGCAGATATTATGAAATAGCACAAGAGCGTGAAAAAGCTCTGAAGATTAAAGAGCAAGCTGATCGAGATGCTCTGGATCTTGCTCGTCAGATTCAGATTTATAAAGACGAAAAAGCGAACGAGCTTCGCGAACAAATCAACAGCGAGCGAGGATTATATGCAACTAAGGATGATCTTAAAGCCGCTGTAGAGAAACTCGAAGCGACTCTGGCGCCGATTGCGGCGGCGATATCTTTACAGCAAGGGCGAGGCGCCGGCCTCAATTCTGGTTGGGGTTATCTCATTGCTGGAATTGGGTTGATAGCAACACTGATCGTGATTTTCACGTATCTTAAACAGCCTTAAGGGGGAACTATGTTACCAGTTTTAGCGTTTGCGATGCCGGGACTGATCCAGTTACTCGTCTGGATACTGATCTTCTTTATTGTGATTGGCCTTGTTTGGTATCTGGCGAATAACTTTTTGCCAGAACCGCTCAAGAGGTACGCCCTGGCAATCATTGTTGTTATCGGAGTGATCTTTTTAATCGTGTTCCTGTTGCAAATCACTGGGACACAAGGGGGTTTGCATCCATAATGCCTAAAAAGCCAGGTCTTGTTTCTGCATTAGATTGGTGTAAGCTACTTATCGGCGCGGCTGCATTCAGCTTTGTCTTTTCATTGCTGCTTCAAGCTATGAGCATGATTGTGAATGCTGGAGTTGCAACGATCTCTCCCGCAGCGGCCTTGCAATCTGAACAAGTTGGTGGGATTGGCGGGGTCGCCACGTTGATTAAAGATGTTGGGACTCCGATCGTGTTCTTGGCGGTTGGGGTGCTTGCGATATACATCTTTGCTAAGAAAGCAGGTCCGGCCTTCCAAACCTTTACGGCGAATATCCAGGAACAATCCCAGAAATCTTGGACACAGATGGTTGATCTCTATCGAGAACGGCTCGAAGCTTCTGAACATCGGGCTAGTGAATTAGAAGCTCGTAGCACCGCTGCTCAAGAGAAGTACTTGCAGGCTCAACAAGATCAGGGCACTCGTCATGAGTCTATGCTTCAATCGGTCCTGGCTGCTACTAAGGCTGGTATGGAAGCTCAGACAGCCAAGCATGCCGAGGAAATGAAAGAAGTGGTGAAACCAATCAACGAGCTTGTCGGGCAAGTCAAGGCACATTCGGATGTCCTTCGGGATCTCTCGAGGGAAATTCAAAGAAACACAAAGCCTTAGAAACCAAGTTTCTCTTGTAACTTGCAGAAGATTGTTACTATCTCCTTGAGAGTCGTTATGGAAAATCAGGATTTATCAACGGAAGCCGCCGCCGATGCTGAACAGGGAGATCCGTTTTCAGGATATGAGCCTGTCGAAGGATTGGAGCATCTCGGCCGTGCGATAGTGGATGGTGAAGGGAATCTATCCGGTTCTCCGGCTAATTGGGAACTCACGAGAGGTAAGAGGCCGCAAATCACGAGTCAGGAACAGTTAGATGCAATTAAGGCAGCCATACGTGCAGAATTCCCGCCTGGGGAATAGGCCCAATCCGGATCCGGTCTTCTGGCGGTTGATTTATGCAGACGGACGAATGATCGAAGAGAAACCAGCCGGAAGCACAATTATGGAAGCGTGGCCGAATCCTTGCAAGTTGCAGGTTGTCGATTGGGCTGGTCATCCGGTTTGTGAAATTCCGATTCCCTTGGGCAGTTCGCCTATCTGGTATCGGCGCCGAAGTGCAGCAATAGAAGATCCTCATACGACTCTTCTTGCAACGGTCTTTGGATATGGAAGGGATATCGGGTCTCGAGTAGAAGGGCGATTGTTCGCCTGGGTCAATGGAAAGATAGGCAATTGCCCGCCAGAGCACGAGGATCCAGGAGCCGTGGCGTTTCAACTCTCCGCTGTGAAGGTCTAGCTCGCCGAGTGAGCCGCCTGCGTTCACTCTCTTTGCTCCGTCCTGGAGCTCAATAGGAGATTAAATGTTTCGAGACAAGATGACTCAAGAAGATCACGTGGCGGTGCAGTTGAGTTGTGGGCAGTGTGGGAAGCCAGCAAGTTCGAATCATGTTTGTTTAATTCAAGAAGCCGCAGAGCGCGGTCCAGGGAGCGATGATGGCCAAGAGAAAGATCAGTAAGAAGAATGAACTATCCGATGTTATCCATTTGCGTGGCTGCATCGAGATCGGGGTGTACAACGCCGAGACCGGTGAGCAGATCGATTATCGGAAGGTCGACAACACGGTAGTCACCGCGGGGCGCCGGTGGGTTCTTGAACGTATCCAGTCATCTTCGCCTCCGTCTACTACGATCAATTCGATCGCTGTTGGAACGTCGACCACAGCGCCGGCGACATCGGACACAGCACTCGGCTCAGAGATTACTGCGACAGTGGGTCGTCTCACCATCGGTACGATGACGACGACAAACCTGACCAGCAATCCTCCAAGCTGGCGCGCGGAAGTCACGTTCGCAACAGACCAGGCGACCGGAACTCTAGGTGAAGCTGGTTTGTTCAACACGTCTGCGGCGACGGCCGGCACGATGTTGAGTCACGTGACGTTCTCGACAATCAGCAAGGCGACCAGCAACACATTGAGCATTAGCTATACGATTTCGAACTGATGTACTTCTCTCAGAAGCTCGACATTGTATTGAGCGCACATGGTATTTGGTATGTGTGCTTGTATGATGTCGCAGCTTCTGGGAGAACCCTGGCTGATGCAATGAGTAAGCTTGGTGAAAAATTGACCATTGCGCCACACCTTGCCTCTTTACTAGAATCTCCGCAATGAGATTACTAAACGTAGGCAGCGGCGGGTCTAAAGATGTTCCTGAGATTTATAAGGGGTGGAATCAGGATTCGCTTGATATAGATCCTAGAGTCAATCCTGATATTGTATGTGACGCAAGAGAGCTAAGAACTCTTCGACCCTCAAAGTATGATGGCGTCATTTGTTTTCAGAACCTCGAGCATTTTCATAGGCACGAGGTTCCTGTTGTTTTGAAGGGATTTCTTCACGTGTTGAAGCCGAGCGGCTTTGCACATATAGCAGTTCCAGACATGAGCGCGGTCTTTGAAGCGCTAGCGAGCGGCCGGGATATTAATGAGATTTGGTACAACTCTCCAGGCGGCCCTATATCATTTCACGATGTTATCTATGGATGGGGTAAGATGATCTCTCAAGGGAACTTGTACTACTGCCACAAAACAGGATTCCTTGAGAATTCTCTTGCTAAGACTCTGAGCGAAGCAGGATTTGTAAAAGTCATGACGGCGAGCGATGGAATGAATCTTTTGGCCTTTGCATTCAAGTCTCAGCCATCTGGCGCGTTGCTGAGGAAGCTAGAACTTTAATGCCGCTTACTATTCAACATGCTAAGAGCGACACCATTGCCGACTGGACTGGTACAGTCACGGTTGGGAATAGTTCTGGTGGATCGGCTTCGGTTCTAGCAACAAATATTGTTCGTCCTTCCGATTGGAATTCGGCACACAATCTGACTCTTTCGCTTACCGGCTCCGAGATAGCCAGCCTCTTTTCTTTCAACAATGGATTATCAAGTGCGACGGGCGCCGGTGGACTTACAGCCGGACTCGATACTCTGGGCTATTTTGAGCCCTTGCCTGTGGTAGCTTCGAACATGGTGACAGCAGGTATTGGCACTTGGTATTTCGATCCGTTCTTCCTTCCCTTTGCGCTAACGAGCGGTCAGATTGGAATTCTGATGGCCGTTAATTCTTCGATCTTTAAGAATGGGGCTGTCTATTCATCTGTAAGCACAGGATCGGTAACTCTCACACAAACGATTAGTAACAAACTTGCGCTTTATCAATTAGGAACTGGAGCGAACACTACAAGACTCGAATCAATTTGGAGCGCCGATTGTTCGATGCTCTTTACCTGGGAGCGTCGTGTTACTTCTAGTGTGGTTGGTGGTACAACAACTGGCGTTGTCATTTCCAATTTCTTAACAGCCAGCTTCCCTGCTCAGTGGAATACCGCTGGTGGAGTGACATACAGTTCAACATCGCAGTCGGGTTCTACATCAACTGCGGTTAGCACTGCGGCATCGACCCTGGCTGATAATTTAATTACAGGAGTAGCAGCATACATTACTGGTAGTCGGTTTGAATTATTTCCCTTTGCAACGACGCTTCCGGCTGGAGATTATTGGCTTGCTAATATGTATAGCAGTTCATCTAGTTCCTCCGGTACGAACTATAGTACAGGAACGATGATGACAACTCAGAGTCGTGTCTATGTATCTGAATTTGTCGGGCAAGGGTTCAAGAGATTAGGTCAGTCCGTCTCTAATTCTTCTTCAATGTTTCAACAGTTTCACGGATCGTATGCGTCTACCAGCACGGTTCCTCCTACGAATGTCGGGACATCCGACATGAGGAATCTTGCGAGCAATCAAAGAATTTACTGGAATTGGGCCCAGAGTTCTTATTAATATCTCTGCATGAAAAAGCCCCAACTTCTCATTCAAAATCTGGAAACTGCCGGTCTCAACAACGGCGATCTCGGCAAAACAAGATCTCGTCTAGACAAAAGCAAATCCTGGAAGAGACAGCGACTCATCGTTTTACTACCAACGTCTGAAACAATCGCAGCTAAAGTCGCATTGAGTCATTGGAATCTCTCCTTCCCTCCCAACAATCCTGTTGTACGAATGCTCGCAATTGGTTTGGAGGTTGGTGAAGCTTATTCAACCGCAATTGAGCAGATCCTGCTTCATCCGGAGTTGAGCACCTGGGAATGGATACTTACGTTAGAGCATGACAATATGCCTCCGGCCGATGGTGTTCTGCGACTGATAGAACGGATGGAAGCCAATCCTCAATTTGCCTGTATTGGCGGGTTGTACTTTACCAAGGGACGTCAAGGGGATGGACAAGCTGGTGGCGTTGCGCAGATCTGGGGAGATCCGAAAGATCCGAAACTGAATTTCAGACCGCAACTACCAGATCCGACTGGCGGGTTGGTCGAATGCTGCGGTACTGGTATGGGATTTAATCTCTGGCGGCTAAATATGTTCAAAGACAAGAAGCTACGGCGCCCGTGGTTTGTTACACAAACTAGAGATGGATTGAGCACGCAAGATCTCTACTTCTGGTCGGATGCTCGTAAATATGGTTATAGATGTGCTGTTGACTGTTCTGTGAAAGTAGGACACTATTCACTCGAAGAGGATTTTGTTTACTAGATAAGACAGAATATGAGCAAATCAAGATTGAAATTCAAAGAATGGTCCTCTCCCAAAACTCCATCCGACGACACATTACTAAGACTCGATCTCGGTACCGGCAAAGGGCAAAACAAACCCGAAGGTTTTTTGGGAGTCGACATCAATGAATGGGAAGGTGTTCAGGTTGTCGATCTGTTGCAACCTTGGCCTTGGGCTAATGATTCCGTAGATGAGGTCCAAGCAAATTATTTACTCCAGTATTTCTCACAAAAGGACCGAGTTCATTTTGCTAATGAGCTTTATCGCGTACTCAAGCCTGGAGCCAAAGCGTTGATCATGACTCCATATTGGGCTTCGGCTAAAGCGTATGGAGATACTGGAAATCAAGAAGCTCCGATCTCTGAAGCATGGTATCCAACGTTGAATAAGCAATGGAGAGACGCGCAAAATTATGTCGACCGATCTGGATACACTTGCGATTTTGAGTACACCTTGGGATATGGATTGCATCCCATGATCGTCGCGCGCAATCAAGAATATCAGCAGCACGCCGTTTCGTTCTGGAAAGAGGCCGCTCAAGACCTGGTAGCGACCTTGATACCTCGTAAATAACTTTCGAATCGAAGGAGACTTATGGCTGGATATCCGATGTTTACCGGATTGACTTTCGGGATTCCTCTGTCCGGAAGACCCGTTCACCCCCAAATGATCTTTGCTTACTCGCAGCTTCACCCACCCATGTGCTTCAACATGACAACCGCATCTACCTGGATGCAGCCGATCGACAAAGCGCGGAACTGGTTTGCAGAGCAGGCAATCGCGCAGAATTCCAAGTATCTGTTCTTTCTCGATGAAGATGTGGCGGCACCGGGTCACACTCTTCGACAATTGATTTATCAGATGGAGCACCACCCTGAAATGATGGTGGTTGGTGGAATTTATTGTCACAAATCGCCTCCCCCGATGCCGATGATTTTCCGCGGTCTTGGTAAGGGGCCATATTGGGATTGGCACTTAGGCGAACTCTTTGAAGTCGATGGGATTGCAATGGGTTGCACTCTGATCCGAGTTGACGTCTTCAAGAAACTAGAGAAGCCATACTTCAGAACGATCGACAACTTCCAGGCATATTGGGATGGAGTACCCAAGGGAGAAGTCTGGACAGAAGATCTGAGTTTCTGTGCGCAGGTCAAAGACGTATACGGCGACGGATCCATTTGGGCGGATGCCTCGGTAATTGCAGATCACTGGTCTTGCGACACTATGCAGCCAACGAAACTGCCTCCGGATTGCCTGCCAATGCGCAGAGCCGGTGTCAAGAAGGGCGACAAGAAGATTGTCGATCTCGGTTGTGGTGAGAGCAAATACGAGACTGGCGAAGGCGAAGTTCTTGGAGTCGACATCCGAGAATTACCCGGCGTCGACTATCGCGCGGACTTAGGCTCTTTGCCGTTCGCAACCGGAGAAATGGATGTGGTGTTCAGTTCTCACGTCCTCGAGCATTTCCCCCGGGCAGATGTAAATCGTGTCTTGGATGAATGGATTCGCATCATGAAGCCGGATGGAGAGTTGCGCCTCGTCCTTCCGAACATCGAGTGGGCGGCTGATCAGATCAAGGCCGGCGCCATGAATGATGATGTTCTAAACGTTCTCTATGGAGCGCAAACTTATAGCGAAAACTTCCACAAGTTCTGTTTCACTCCCAAAGTGCTTGAAGGCATGCTCACGGAACGCGGATTCAAGAGGATCGACTTTGAGCTTCAAGGCTACAATATATATGCGAGGGCTTGGAAAGTGCCTCCGTCGATTCCTAAGTTGGGAGATAAGGCCGGAGTGAAGGAGATTCGCTCTCAACGTCTGAGCGCCAAGACGAACGGCTATGGCAATGGACACAAGCCGAAGAAAAGGAGCAAGTAACTGTCTGCGTCGTTCATAGGAAGATTAAAACTCGGCTCGCCGGCCGTAATTATTGCTGGTTTGCTGGATGACGGACTTCCGCATGTTCCAACAAACTACAATTCAGGATTCACGGTCCCGGCGAAGGGCTCAACCTATGTCGATGATTACGGGACGATCATCAGGAAAGTCTCGGATTGGGACGACGCTAATGAAAGCTTCACCCAGGAGTATTCACCGCACAGCGCCTTCAACGTAAACAGCACAATGCTGTTGCTAATCTCTGCGGGTGGCGGCGGCGGGTACAAAATAGTAAGTACTTCTGACGGCACTCTGATTGTCAATCCGAGTATTGCTGGCTCTGCTGAAGCCTATTGGAGCACCAAAGATCCTGACCTGTTGTATTACCACAACAGCAATCAGTTGAAATCATTTAGGATCTCTAACACCACACATTCAACCGTTGCTACTTTTGATGGAACTGGTGGATTGCCGAGCGCCAGTTCCATCACTTTTGGTGGGGGCGACGTCGATCTGTCTGAAGATGGAGATCACATTCCCATCTTCTGTGACGGTGAAAGGTATTGTGTTTATCAATTCTCGACAGGCAAGGTCGGGGGAATTAAAAATTTCAGCCTGACAAGTGAGAATGTTCTGTGGGCCGAAGTCACACCTGATAATAATGTTCTAGCCAGATTAAATACCACCAGGAATCTTACCGGCACCGTCGCTATCTCCAACGGCTCTTCTATCATTGTAGGAACAGGTACTTCTTTCCTGAGTCAGGTTACACAAGGCGCTTACATTACAGCTTCAGGACAGCGCCGTTATGTGATCTCAATAGAAGACGATCTCCATTGTACAGTCAATTCGAACTTCACTACTACTGCGTCTGGTCTGACTGCTAGTTATCTGGCACGAATGATCATGTACGATAAGAACTTCAATTTCATCAGGGCTATTGCACCATTCGGAGGGCACGCATCGACTGGAAGAGATGTAGATGGAAGTGAGATTCTGCTCATAGATGGAGCGAATTCTCCTGATACGCCTCCATCAGGCTGTGCAAATAATGGGATCTTCAAGTACAAGCTGTCAGATGGATCGGTAACTTGTTTATTCGGATTTCCGGATTTTAATCTGACAGGACATCTCAGTTTTTCGAATCATCGAGGCCATCATTATTGTCTTATCAGCTACTACGATGGACGTATCGATCCGGCCCTGGGTACGGCGTTGCTCTCGACAATCATCCGAGCGGATTGGGCCTCTGCTGGTGTCTGGAAGAAATATTATAACGAAGCTATATTGATTAAAGTCGATGGTACAGAAGTTCGAAGACTCTGCCATCTTCGTACTCGTATAACAGGCTTTGGAGTCCCAGGCGGTTCGCCGGCGCCTGAATCTCATTATTGGTTTTCTGCTCGAGCTAATCTCTCCAAGGTTATTACAGCGAATCGATACCCGGCCAGTTTCATATTCGCCTCGAATATGAATCTACTGCGACATAGAACTGTTACCGGCACAATATCTAACAGTGCTAGCAGTCGCAACTTCACCGGCTCTGGCACTACATTCCTGGGGATCTCTGGAGAAACAACGATAGGTGGAGAACTCACGGTTGGTGGTGAGACGAGAATCATAGATCAAACAAGCACGAATACCGATGGAAGAGTCTCAGTAGCATTTACGAGCGCGCATTCAAACGCAGCGGCAACTGCCTGGGGTCACGATACCAATATCGAATCGTTTGTTGGAGAGATTGGTCCTGCCCTTCAAGACTTTACAGATCCGGTAATCAGCAACATCAGTAGCGGCACTCCCAATCAAACGGATGCGACTATTACATGGGATACGGACGAGCCAGCAACAACACAAATTGAATGGGGTTCGACTAACTTTTATGGCCAGATCACTACTTTCGATCCGACGCTCGCTAATCATCATTCTGTGACATTGACCGGTCTGTCACAGGGAACCTTATATCATTACAGAATCAAGAGTCGCGATCTCGCTGGCAACTACGCTCTCAGTGCCGACCAGACTTTTTCAACTTCATCCACGCCTGGAGAATTGGTTCTTTCTGACACACTCAACAATTGGGCTGATGGATTTGTGAAGGCTTTTGGATCTGACTTTGCTACGGACACATTCACAGAAGCAAGCGATCTGACGTTGGCTTCTCACACACCGGAAGTAGGCGGAACGATCGTTTCTCATCCAGACGCTTCATATACCTCGACAGCAACGATTGATGCGGCAACCGATCGGATATTCCCCAACGGAACGGCAGCTTACTACTATTCTGCAAGTCCTCCATCGGCTGATTATTACGTTCAAGCAGACTTCTTTGCTGCGGCTATAACTTCCGTCAATGCTGCTATATGCGGTCGAATGGATACCACAGCCAATACGATGTATATCATCAGGCTGAACAACGGAACTTCTTGGGAATTGCGTAAGATCGTGGCAGGCACAGCAACTACAATTGGCAGCAGTACTAACCAACTTCCTACTAACGGTACGAGTAAGACTGTTAAACTAATCATGAGCGGCACGTCAATTTCTGTTTTGGTCAATGGAGTGACAGAGATTTCAGTAACTGATTCAGCAATTTCGGCCGCGGGGAAGGCTGGAGTTCGCTTTGCTGGAGCCGCATCTTCGACAACCGGATTCCACCTGGACAATTTCAGCGCTCGTTGATGGAGATCTATGCCGGCCACAGTTATAGGAGAATGGCATGTGAGATCGACCGTAAGTACGGCTGTAGCCTATGTTGACGACATAGATGGGACATCTGCCTTTGGAGGGCAGCTAGCTGTTCAGGATATTACTGTCTCGGGAACCAATCCGGTTCTTCTGGTGCTTGTTGGAGCCAATGCGCCAGATGGAGTTTCTATTATGTCAATAGATTTGGGACTAGGGCTCACCGGTACGCCTTCAGAAGTGGTTACAGAACAAGCCTCACTAGGTAATGGAATGGTTTTAATCTGGGTTATTACAGCGCCGGCTGGATCGGGAGACATCACAATTAACTTCTCTTCCAATATAACTGCCACTGTCAACGTGTTATTGCTCGAACACGCACATCAGACCACTCCATGTCCTCTCGGGGATGTTGCAATAGGAAACACTCCTACGAGCGGAACGACAATATCTCTGCTTCCTACAAACTTAACCGCCAACGACGCTGCGGTGGGAATCGGTGCAAGTACAAATGACGGGGGAGATCCGGTATTTGACCAGGTGCAAACTTTCAATGATATGACATTTCAGAATGAAGCGGCGGCCGGCTATCATCTTGGGACTGGTCCTGTCTCAATTACATGGGCAAGTTTCGATGATGGGGCGGCAGCAGCAGTTCGAGTTGTAGGAGCTTGATATGGCAAACGCTCAGATCTTAGCGGCATGTTCTATCCCGGATCCTTTCGTCGTCGAAGGAGTAACAATTAGAATTCTGTCTATGTCGCATAACGGCAATGATCTGATCTTGCGGATAAAGGCCAGTCAGAATGGTTCAGAGCTTCTAGATGATTTTATATTTCGGAATCCTCCAATCAAAGTTCCGGATGGGACTACGCGGACAATACAAACGAACAACATTTTAGTCGGCGAAATTGAGGTTGAAAATGTCGTGATTGATCCTGATACAGCGTTGAAACAAATTGTCAGCGATTCAGTATTGATCGCTTGGGCGCAACGTGCATAGAGACTCCTATGGCTGTATTAACTGTCTTTCCGGATTCTGGAAATCCAGGTACAACCAGTGTCGACGGCGACATTGGTGTAAACGATAATACTAGCTATAGTACCGCCCACAGCACGGCCGACACCATTGATGCCAGCGGTCCTGTTACGATGACAACTGAGAATTCAGTTGGCGTCACTCTTGGAGTTAATCACTACAGTGTAATTCGCGCCTTGATGAATTTCGATACGTCGGCTCTCGGTTCAGGTGCGACCATCAGCGCAGCGACTCTTTCTGTTAAGCCGCAAGCCTCGCATACCGATCTCTCTGCTCCAATCGAGCCGCAATTCGTTCGATTGGTCACAAACTCGATCAGTTCAAACGTTACTTATACAACCTCGGACTTCAATTCGATCGGTTCTACTGCGCAGTCGGATTCTGATTGTGAAGTAGATACCTTGCTGACAGGAATTTATTTCAGCTTCACACTTAACTCGACAGGGCGCGGCAATATTTCAAAGACTGGTGTAACCCATTTTGGAATGCGTGTTGTGGCCGACATTGATAATATCGCGCCGACACCAGGACTGAATGAAACCTTTCCAGATAGGGGAGGCGCTGTAGTATTTTGGGAATGCGCTGAAACATCAGGAACTACCAGCGATCCAAAGCTAGTCATTACCTATACTACTTCTGTCTTAACTCTTACCTTGAATGACAGTATCAACAATTGGGCGGATGCTGTTTCAATCAAGGCTGGCATCCCTAAGACATTCAGTGACAACCTGAATGCTTGGGCGGACTCTGTTGCAAAACTCAAATCCTACAATATTACGTTTGCCGATTCTATATCGAATTGGGCTGATGCTCATCAGTTACTGCTCGCTCAGAGAATGGCCCTGTCAGATTCAATAAATCTGCTTGCTGATGCAGAAAAGCACACTATCGGTCTTAACATAGCTGTTAGCGATGATATTTCAGAGAATTGGAATGATTCCATCGATGTTTTACTCGAATATAGAGTTACTGCCAGCGATTCTTTTACTCTTACCGACGAGCTTCTAAAAGTTCTTAATCTCTTACTGTCTTTCAGTGAAGCAATCACGCTCACTGATGCCTTCAATATCACTCGAGTTCAGGCTACAAGCGTCACTTCTTCTGCTGCGATCAGTCGAAGAGAAGTAAGCGACTGTACTACCTCTGCGTCTGTATCGGTCTCTGGTGTTGGCGCGACTGAAGTTTCTTCATCCGCTTCTATCACTCGAACCAGAACCTCGGACGTCTCGTCGTCTGCGGCGATCTCTCGCACTGTTACATCGAGTGTTACTTCTTCTGGCGCCATCTCCAGAACAGAGCAGAGCAATGTAAGTTCTACAGCGGTCATTACAAGAACGCTACTTGCGAATGTGTCTTCCTCTGCTGCTATCCAGAGAACAGAAACTTCGCCAGTG